TCACGCGCTCTTGACCAGATGCAGCCTACTCAGCGCCCTCTCATTGGCCCGGTTGTGCTCGTTCATCAGTTCCGCCGATCCCGCCGTGGACGGATGGATGTATCGCTGGCAGGTCAGCATCGACGAGTGCCCCATCACTGCCATGAGCTTGCCAATGTCGCCTCCAGCAGACAGGAAGTTGGTAGCGAACGTGTGCCGGCAGGAGTAAAGGACCAGTCCCTTGGGCACATCAGGCAAGCCGCGCTCCTTGGCAGCCGCGCGCACCACGGTTAGCGTCTTGCTCCAAATCTTTTTCTCTTCGCTGCGGTGGCCGGTGGCTGACGGGGGATGACAGGTTGACGGAAAGACCCACTCTGACGGCTGGGCCCCCTGCTCTGCCATGATCCGTTGCAACCGCTCGCGTATCCGGTCGGTGATGCCAACGTGGCGCCTGGAGCGTAGGGTTTTGCCGTTGGGCACCAGGATCGTATTCCTGTCGAGGTAAACGTGCTCCCAGCGCATCCTGCGCACCTCTTCCGGCCGCATCCCGGCGTCCAGCATGATCGTGATTACGTCGCCCAGGTACGGGGGAGCAAACTCCAGGAGCAATTCTTCCAGCCAGGGCTCGACGACAGCATCCCGCTGTACTTCCCGTAGGAGCTTGATCCGCGGCGTGGCCTTCACAAGGCCCTTCTCCTCGGCGTAGGAGAGCATCCGGCTCAGGGTGCGCAGCGCCGTGTTGGCGGTCGATGGTCCGAAGGGGAATTGCAGTGTGGCGGCGTGAGCGGTATGAATCTGGTCAACGCGTCTCCCCGCAACATCTGTCTCGGAGAGTAGTTTCCACCCGCGATGGTAATACTCCTGCGTGTTTTTAGCGAGCTGCCCAGCCTCCACACACTTGTCGATGTGCCGCAGGAAGTGAGGAGCGAACTCTGATAGCAGGGGTGCCCTTCGAAGCACTTGATTCGCACCGCCCTCGCGGATCTTCGTCATCAGCATCGCCTCGAACTGCTTGGCCTTGCCGACAGACTTCTCTTTGGTGCTCCCCCGGAAGAGTTGCCCATCGAGCATGAAGCGGTAGTGGTAGAACTCCCCGCGTTTAGAGATGGTCATAGGCCGCCTCCACGTTCAGCGCCACGGCCGGCTGTATCCGGTTCAGCGATTGTTCCCACTTCCTCACGTCGGAGAGCCAGTAGCGTACGCGCCCCTGCTGCCCCGGCGTGGTCTTCAAATATGCCGGGCCAATGCCCTGTGTGCGCCAATTCGCCAGCGTGGCCACGCCGACAGCCAACCTCGTAGACAGGTCGCCCGGCGTAAGCAGCTTATCGTTCGATGAATCCACCATACAAAACCCCCTATTGATTGTGCTTAATTCAAAGTCCGGTATACGAAGTGATAGTAACACACAAAAATAATCATTATTTAGCCTTGACGCGCCATTCGGTGATAGGTACTATTATCACAATTGAACTGGTGCAGTTGATTGGTACAGTTTTGGAACGAGCCTCAACGCGCCAGCAGGAGGAATAAAACGCATGGCAACCGCCAGCCTTGAACTTGTACCTCAATCACCCACAGCCCTCGCCGAGTACACCGAACAAAACGTCTCGATGGTTCAGCAACTCGCCCAGGCGCAGATCCAATCAGCCTACGTTATGTCCGAACGGCATCCGCGAGACTTCGACGTGATTGAGGCAAAGATCCTCAAAGAGTGCAAGCGTCCACAGTTCTGCGCCATTGACCCCGACCCCAAGAAATACGGGTCCAGCCTCGCCATGTATGGCGTGCCGCGCGGTGGGCAATATAACAACGGACAATGGGTGCCCAACATCATCCGTGACCTGACCATCCGCTTTGCCGAGATGGCCCTGCCGCTCATCAAGAATGTGTCTGTGGACCTCTGGCCGATGGGCGAGGACGACAATCAGCGCGTCTTTCGTGCCGTGCGCATCGACTATGAGAGCAACGTGGCCGAGGGCGAGATCATCGTCGTTCCCAAGACGGTAGAGCGCCGCAGGACGAAGGATACCGATTATGTCCTGTCGCAGCGCACCAACAGCGACGGCAAGCCCGTGTATATCATCCGCGCCACTGCCGAAGAGATGGACACGGCCAAACGGGCGCAGTACAGCAAGGTGAAGCGCAACCTGATTCTTTCCATGCTGCCCGGCTGGCTCAAAGAAGCGGCTAAGGAAGAGATTCGCACCACCCAGCGAACCGTCGATGCAATAGATCCCGATACCGCGCGCAAGCGTCTCTTTGCCGCCTTTGCGGTGCTTGGCGTCTCCATCGAGGACGTGAAGGCCTACATCGGGCACAGCAACGACCTGACCCCCGCCGAGATCGAGACTATGCGCGTGATCTATGCCGGCATCTCCGAGGGGCAAACCACTTGGAAGGCGGTACTGGCGGCTAAGGAAGAGGGCGGAGACGAAGACTTGGACACGCTGATCGCGGCCGAGTTCGAGAAGCTGGAAATTCCCCCGGCTCAGATCCGCAAGACCAAAGCCAAGTATGTGGGTCGCGGCAAAGAATTGTTGGAGTGGCTCACCGCCGAAGTCGCCAAGAAGCGCAACGACGGCAGCAGCAAGAAGACGGAAGAGAAAAAGACCGATCCCGAGAAGGAAGCCGCGAAGCACGCAAAGGCCGCGCAAGCCGAGAACCCCGACGCCGAGCCGCCGCAGGACTCTCCTGATCCTGTTGAGCAATCCCCTACCCCCACCCATACCAGTTCTGCTCCTCCTCCGATCGAGGAAGACGCCTGGTAGAGAGATTGCGCGGCCCCTCGCAAGAGGCACCGACGATGCGCCCGTACCACTTCGCGAAGGCAAGCTAAACGGGCAGGTCGCGCAAGCAACAAGGCAGGTTGTGTCCTGCCGTCTCGGCTCCGCTCCAATGGCCACAGCAAACAGCTTGCCCCGGAGCATTCCTCTGGGAGCCGAGACGGCAGCACATTCAACCCGAAAGGAGCCCACCGCTATGGGCCAAGCACTTGCGATACCACCTCCGCTAAGCCAGTCGCGCATGGAAACGATGGCGTGCGAGTACTGCTACAAGCTGGTCTACATCGACGGCATCAAGCCACCGAACACCCAGCAGTCTGACCGCGGCACAGATATTCACGCGGTGCTCGCACAGTACGCCGAGCATTGCGCCAAGAAGCACGTCCCGGCCGACTTCATGTACCTCGAATTCCTCTGCACGTCCCTGGGAGATGAGGCCGCCGAGATTCTTGAGTCCTGCCGCGAGTCACTGACGATCGACTGGCAGAACTTCATGGCCGCTGAAATCAGCATGGGCCTTGACCGCGACTTCCAGGCAACGTGGAGCGTCGACCACGACTTGCAGCGCGTGGAGATCAGCGACGTGTGGGACTTCCCCGGCACCGACAAGACTCCCGCCTATTGCGGCATCCTCGACACCATCTATCTGATGCCCGGCGGCAAGGTGGCGCGCATCGTGGACTGGAAATCGCATCCCCGCGCGTTCCCGGCGGATTCCTTCCAAGGCAAGCTCTACAACCTGATGCTGATGATGCACCTGCCCGAACTGACCGAAGTTGAGTTCGGCCTGAAGTTCGTGCGCTATGCCAACGTGGTCACGACGCACAAGTATTTCCGCGCCGATGTTCCGCAGATGATGGAGGACGTGCGCCGCGTGCGCAACCGCCAGCGGGAGATTCACGAGAAGGTGGCCGATCAGATGCCGCTGCGCACCCGCGGCGGCAGCCATTGCGCCTACTGTCCCTGCGTGCTGGCGCCTGAAGATGTGCAGTGCCCCATCATGCGGCTCAATCCCATGACCAACATGAAGCCGGACGACCGGCTGAACTGGCGGCTGGTGCATGACGCCATGAAGCGCGTGAACGACCAGGCGCTCAAGCAGCACGTAGAAGGCACCGGCGCAAGCATCTACTCGCAGGACGCGAACGGCAAGGTCTACAGCTTTGGTCCTGTCGAGAAGCAGAAGATCACCTTCCCGCTATTCGCCGAGGACGGCCAGGGCGGCTTCACGCTGCCCGTCGTGGACCGGCTGCTCGACTGGCAGAACGCCAACCCCGAAGACCTCCAGCCAAAGCGCGGCGGCAAGCCGTGGTTTCTCAATCTCCGCATCGGCTCGACCCAACTCAAGAGCTACCTGAAGGCGAAGAAGCGCGAGATCATCGACAACGCCATCAAGGACGTGGCTCTTACCGAGAACAAGGTCGAGTACACCATCACGCGCGACGCATCCGTTGACGACGGGACCGGAGAAGAGCACAGAACCTGGGATGCAGACGGAGATGAGGAGATCGCATTCTGATGGAATCCGTTCGTGAAGTTGCCCAAAACCTGCTGCGCGAGTACCGGCGCACGCATCGGCAGGAAACTGATAGCCCGGTGATGCGCGCCCTCCAAGCCCGCGACGACCAGGCAACGCAGCAAATCTTTGACTTTTGGCTTACTCAAGCCGATCGCGCGTTCTTGTCGAATTTCCGTATCAGCATCTAAGCCCGCGCCGCCACCGCGCAGAAAGTGTATTGCCCATGAAGATTGCCTCCATTGCCCTCCACGACTTCGGCCCCTATGAAGAGGCGGAGGTCCAGTTCGATCAGCCGCTCTCCATCATCGGGGGTGACAACGCACAAGGAAAGACCACCCTCGCCAACGCGCTGCGCTTCACGCTCACCCCGCGCTGCCCCAACACCGACAAGCGCGGCGGAGGAGCGAACGACAACATACGCCTGGGCGCGAAGAAAGCGGAGATCATCGCCGCAATCGACACAGCCAAGGGCGCTGTCCAGATCTTCACCACCTACGGGCCCGGCACCAAGGTTCGCAACCAGAGCATCAAGAACGGATCGTCTGCGGTCGCGGCAGGATTCGGGCTTTTCCTCGACAGGCAGAGCGAGGCTCTGTCCTGCTGCCTTGATACCAGCTACTTCTTCAACCCCAAGACAGACCAGAAGGATATTCTGGCCGCGCTGATCCTGCCCACCAGTCACGAGTTCGATCCGGCAATGGTGGAGATGGCTACCAGCCGCCTGGGCAAGTTCGACTGGTCCAAGAGTCCTGTCGCGGTCATAGATCAGGTCTACGACACGGCCTACAGAGCGCGCCGGGAGGCGAAGGCGGCGCTGGGCGCCATTTACATACCGCCCACCCCGGACAAGCCGGCCCACGACGCGCAGAAGGTGCAGCACAAGTTGACTAAGCTGCGCGCCGAGGCGGCCAAGGAAACCAAAAAGCTGAAAGGCGGGGGCTCAACGGCGGTCGGCCGCGTCGAGCAGGAGCTGGAGCAGGAGCGCGAGGGGCTGACCAAAGCCCTGGACGACCGCACCGAGTCCATCCAACAGCGCAACGAGATCGACAAGGACATTATCAGCGGAGCGGACTTTACGGCACTGGAGAAGAGGGCCGCCGGTCGCAAGCTGTTCGACTCAATTCAAAGCCAGATCGACACGCTGGACCAGGAGGGAGAGGCGCAGCGCGCGGCCCGTGCCATCTTTGCCGAGCTGCTGCAGGACGAGCAGGGGAATCCTGTCGATGAGGCTTGCTGCCCCACCTGCACGCAGTCCATCACCCGCCAGTTCATCGACGGCAAGATCGCCGAGCACAAAAAACTGGAAGAGTCCGCCAACGCGGCCGCAGCCACCCTCCTGACCGAGCAGAAGGCCTTGGGTGACATTGCCGGCGCGGAGCGCGAGATTGCCGAGAACCGCGCGCGCGTCGACCGCAAGCTGGATCTGGTCAAGAGCGTGGTGCGCGCCACCGATACAATTGCGGGCATCGAGAAGGCCATTGCTGGGCTGGAAAAGGAACTGACCACCGCGCAGCAGGAAGTGTCCGAGCCCGCCGATACCTCCGCCCTCGATGCTCTCAATAAAGAGATCGAGGAGTGGGAAGCGCTGCTGAGTCCTGCGCTCAACTACGACGCCACCCTGAGCCAGATCGACCGCCTGAGCAAACAGCAGGACGAGTTCCAAGCGGTGGTCAACGACCTGGAAACGCTGTGCTCGACCTTTGGCAAGGACGGCATCAAGGCCGAGTTGATTGCCAAGCACGTACAGGCGTTCACCGGCACGATCAACGATGTGCTTGCCGCCTGGGGATACTCGGCCAAGCTCTCGCAGGACGCTGACGAGTTCTTTGTCCAGAGCCCCAAGACGGCGCCGGAGTTCCTGCCGGTGAAGCAGTTGAGCGGCTTCGAGCAGCTTGCCTTCGGTGTGGCGCTACAGTGCGCGATTGCCGTCTACTCCAAGATCAAGTTGGTTGTCGTAGATGAAGCGCAGACGATGGTGGACTCACAGCGCAACCGGCTGTTCGGCTCGGTCAAGGCCATGATCGACGACGGCCAGCTTGACCAGGCGTTCGTCATCCTTGCCGACAACAGGACCGAAGCACCGCACAAGGCGGGAGTGGCCTACTACCGCGTGGCCGCGGGGAAGGTCGATAGGCTATGACACCCGAGCAGGACAAGCAGATCGTCGCGCAACTTGACGAGTTAAGCGGCCAGTTCATCCAGCGCTTGAAAGCCTTGCAGGCAGATAACAGCGTGATTGGCGTCATCGTGCCGCTTTCCTATGGGCTGGAGGTGCGAGTCCGGGTCAATGGTAACTCACAGATGATGGTGAACCTTATCGGAGCTTTAGCCCAGCAGTTGATCCCCGAGGACTTTATGACCTTACTCGCAGAGTTACAGACGCACCCCGCGTTCGAGTTACAGCGCAAGGTGCCGGATGCAACTAGGAAGATGACGGTGAACTAGATGAAGGAGGGACCGATTTTATTCAACGGCGAGATGGTACGCGCCATCCTCGAAGGTCGCAAGACGCAGACGCGGCGAACTATGAAATCGCAGCCCTCGCGGGATACTCGTGGCACCATGAGCAAAGTATTTCCTGCTAATGCAAATTTTGACGATGGACGTGCGGTTTACAGATGCCCGTCCGGCAAGCCCGGAGATCGGCTATGGGTGCGGGAAACGTGGAGGCCATATAGTTGGTATCCGAATGAGTGGACAGTACAGTTCAAAGCAGACAACAAGGTTTCGGATATTGCCATTCCCGACACACTCAAGGGACTAGACTGGCACGACCGCCTAATTGAGCAACTTTCTGATGAGTGTATTTCCGCTGGCATGGAACTTGACGACGACGGGCTGTTTCAATGGGACGGCGTTGATAACCCGATCAAATGGCGTCCATCCATCCATATGCCTCGTTGGGCTAGTCGCATCACACTGGAAGTCACCGACGTGCGCGTTCAGCGGGTGCAGGAGATCAGTGAGGAAGATGCGCAAGCCGAAGGTGTGATCCAATCTTGTGCGTGTTCGCCCGATCAGGAATGGAACTATCGCGGGGGATTCCTCTCTCTCTGGCATTCCATCTACGCCAAGCACGGCTTTGGCTGGGATGTTAACCCCTGGGTGTGGGCTATCACATTCGGAAGGGTGAACTAGATGATTGGCAAGTTACTTCCAGATCGCGATATTGCGAACTTAGTAGCTCAATTGATTGCTCGAATTACAGGCGACGAAACCAAGGTGATTTCCGCGCCTAGAGGTTGGAATGTCGCGCGGTGGACTGGAACCAGATGGGTGAGAGGGTAACTGATGCTGTCGATGAGTGACTACAAAAAGAAGGTTGCCACGCTCTACTCGAACGACCGGGCGCGCTGGCGCAAGGTGCTGGAGAAGGGCGCACCCAAGGGCGTGAAGCTCGACATTCCGGCCGCTGAAGTCTTGCCGTACACGCAGGCGCAGTTTGGTAAGTGGCTCTGGTCGCAGATACAGCTTCAAGTAATCCTCTGCCCCTACTGCCACGCGCCCATCGACATTCTGAGCATGGAGTTAGACCACAAGGTTCCTCTGCGCCGCGGCGGTGACATGAGCTTTGAGAACCGGGAGTGCATCTGCCGTCGCTGCAACCAATGCAAGGGAGAGTTGACCGCTGATGAGTTCCGCTTGCTGGTGACGTTCATGGAGAAGGAGGGAGCACATTTCCGGCAACGGCTGGAAGGGACACTTATCAACGGTGGTGTCGGTAAGATGATGCGCCACTTTGCCAAGGGTAAAAAGCATGACCCAACCAAAGTACAGCCATCGCTTGCGTTCGCAGGGATGGCAGAGTTAGGAGAGTTCTAAGTGAAAAGCAAGCCCACGAAGTTACAAAACCTTTTTGAAGGTCATCGGCGCAAGGCGTTTCTCGTCGCCTGGTCGCACCTTCGCACCAAGGCCGGAGAGTCCCGCATCAAGCTGGACCTCAAGCTGCCCTTGCTCAACGAGTCCGTGCAAGGTATCAACGACGCCATCGCGGAGGCCTTCGGCGTCATGGCAAAGAACGAATCGAAGATCGACAGGACCACCCTCAACGTCGAGATGGAAGGCATGACCCTCGAAGCCTTCTCTACCGCCGAACATCGGATTCCTGCCGTGTCCTCGACCGGCGTCAAGATACTCAAGCTGGCTTTGGTGGCGGCCGGCGAGGGAGAGAAGCGCACCCTCGACCTGGTAATGGTCGCCTACGTTCCTGCCAGCGTGCAACTGCGCGATTGGGCATGGGAACACCTGCACAAAGAGTTCCACCTGGAAGCTGTCTACTCGCAGACCGAGATGGACTTCGGCTCCGGCGAAGTTGGCGAGGAATCCGAATCCGCTGACGACGAAGACGATGCGCCGGACGAGGATGAAGACGATGACAAGGTTGAGCCCGTCGTCGCCGCTGGCGCTCGTCAGAAGTCCGGCCCTAGGGAACTGGCCTCATTTCACGCGAAGCAAGTCAACTAGCGCTGCGCGTACAACCCACAACGCACCACAACCAGTGAATCACCATCAGGAGATCGAATCATGGATGAAACATCCACTCAGCCGGTAGCGGGTAACTTGGTAATCCTGTCGTTCTGGGACGCCACTCACAAAGTTCACCGCGTCGCCGCGCACATTCACTCTGTCGGGCAGGTAGACGAATCAGGGCACCCCAACATCACCGCCGCCTTTCCCGATCCCAACTCCCCTGTCGGTATTCTCGGCAGCGCCAACTGGCAGCGCGGGTATGCCCGGCTGACTGGCATCCTGCACGTCTCGCACCCCGAGGTCAAGGCCGGCAGGACTTCCGCGGCCTGGGAGTACGCCCTCCCGGAAGTTGGAGACGATGAAGCGGAGATCCCGGCGCCGGGACCGCTGCCTGAGAATCCTGTCTTTGCCCGCACCATCGCTCCCGATCCGGTTCCTGCAGTAGCTCCCCCGGCCGCGGCACAGGCTGCCGTCGAGACAGGAGAGGTTCCGGCTGGACCGCCCTTGCCGGCTGCAGAAGAGGATGAGCCAGCACCAACACCACCAGCGGCCCCGGCGCCCCCGGCGGCCGAAGGTGATCCCGTCGTGCCGGAACCGCCAGCCGCCTAGCTCCGCGCAAGTTGCTCGATGGTACTCTCTGCGCGTGGAGGTCAGGCCGGGTTGGCGGACCCGGAAGGACACAACAACTCCACACGCAGGGTCGAGCGGCCCGAACGCTTTTTTACTCCCTGAAAGCTGCGGGGCTGCTCCTCTGCAAATCAATCCAATTTGGGAACACGCTAAATATATCGGTGTTGACAAGGATTCTCACGTGAATGAAATCGAACAAATTGAGGCTATCTACCAGGCATATCCAAGGCACATCGGCAAGCGGGCTGCGATTAAGGCGATTGAGAAAGCAATAGCGCGCATCGTCAAAGGAAACGGAACCCAGGACCATGTTTCTCCTGTTCACGCGCGCCGCTTCCTCTGGATGATGGCCACCGATTACGCATCAAGTCCGGCGGGACAAGCTCCGTGCGACATTCCGTGCGACTACCGCCCTCATCCGTCCACATGGTTCAACCAGGACCGATTCCTAGACGACCCAGCCGAATGGCTCAAACCCAACGGAGGAAGCAATGGCAACCGCAATAGCACACCAGCAGCAGCCATCAGTGACGAAACCACCGCAAGACTCGAAGCCCAAGCTGCTCAGTTGCGTCGAGATCGTGAAGTCGCTGGCCGACACGCTGGGGCATAAGTCAAGGTTCGTGCTCACCGACAAGTCGCTCGGTGCCTACGTCCTCACCGTGGGACACCGGAGCCTGGAGGACTTGAACCGCGCGTACCGCGAGATTCTGCGGGACGAGGACTTCATGCCCTCGCCGGCGCGCTTACTGGTAGCGTGCGGAGTTTTGCGCGAGAGGGAGATCGACTGATGCAGATTCCAGAGCAGGTGAAAACGTCGCTAATGGCCATTGGCCTGAATGGAGCAGACTGGCATCGCATTCGGAAGGCCTTTGAAAGTCTCCCCGGACTGCCGCCAGACATTATCCAATACCATGCCACCTTGACCGCGACAGCAGACAGACTCTTCCAGGCCGCCGCGCAGATCAAGCAAAAAGAAGAGCAAATGCTGAGTCCTGCGGTGGATTCGGAAGTTCCTGAAACGTGGGACGCGATGGAAGAGTGGTTCATCCGGCGCGCGTACCAGCGGTGGTATGGGCTCACAGGAGAGCAGTTGGCCGCGAAGATCCGCATCAGCAAAACAACGCTCTACCGGAAGTTGAAGGAGTACGGCGTCTCTCTGGCAGGATCAAGACAAAACAGAGTCACGGTCGACGAGATCCAGTCGGAGATCGAGAGACTGCAATCTCTGCTGGCAGAGAAGACGGGGCAGGCTGCGGCGTAAATGACCAACCCTCCCCAATTCGACAGCGATCTTCCGGCCAGCATCGAAGCCGAAAGAACTTTGCTTGGGGCAGTCCTGCTGGACAACAAGGCATGGGATGAGATTCATGCCGGGATGCGGCCGGACGATTTCAGCCTCGACTCGCATCGCCGCATAGCTCTGCGCATGGCTGGCCTGTTCAAAAAGGAACGGGCAGTAGACATTGTGACGCTGGCCGCCGAACTGGACCGTTACCACGAGCGCGACGTTATCGGCGGCGTGAGCTACCTGGCCAGCCTGACGGAAGGATTGCCGCGGCGCCCGGTCATCGAAGAGTACATCCGCATCGTCAAGGACAAAAGCCAGTTGCGCCGCTTGATGGCTGTGTGCTCCCAGGCGCTCCAGAGGGCACAGGACCAGGGCGAACCCTCGCTGGAGATCATCGGCAGCGTCCAGGGGCAACTGGAGGGACTTACAGCGGCATCTAGCGGGTCTACTGGTCCTGCCGTAGCCGACTTTGCCGTTGCCGTGCTCGACAGGATGGTGAGTGAGTATCAGACCAAGAAGACTCCCTGCATCCCCTCGGGCAACGCCTGGCTCGACGCAAAGACTGGCGGCGGCTACAGGATGGGAAAGATCACCATCGTCGCCGCTCGGCCGAAGATCGGTAAAGCTCTGCGTCTTGATGAGCCAATCAAGACTCCTGCTGGATGGAAGAACAACGGCGAACTCCAGGTCGGCGATGAAGTCGCTTCGATAGACGGCGAACCGTCCTTTGTAACTGCGATTTACCCCCAAGGGATGAGAAAGATGTACTCAGTTGCCTTTTCAGACGGCCGATCACTTGAGTGCGACGGAGAACACTTGTGGCTTGTCTATTTCCGTCAATGGTCCGCGCCGCGTGTCCTGACGACGCTGCAAGTGCTCGAAAAACTCACACACAAACGATACCAAAAGAGGATGTGGATTGACACAGTGAGCGGGAATTTTGGAATAGACGAGTCCCTTCCCCTGCATCCCTGGCTGCTTGGTGCGCTGATTGGTGATGGTGGCTTTACTCATAAAACATCATGTAGATTCACCACCGCTGATGCTTGGATGGTGGAGAAGGTAAGAAGGACGATGCCGGTAGGATGCGATCTTAAAGTAGGAGACAACTACAATTACCGGCTCAACGGCAAGGCGTGGAAAGGTAAAGGGAAGAGGAGACAACTGCATAGCATCGCCTTTCTTGCTCTTGAACAACTTGGTTTGAGAGGCGTGGGGTCGAAAAGAAAATTCATCCCAAAGATTTATCTAAATGCATCAGAAAGATCGCGGAAGCAATTACTCCGGGGCCTTATGGACACCGATGGGAGTATTGAAGGGGGAGGTACCTTATCCTTCAATACTTCCAGCAGACAGTTGGCATTAGACGTGCAGGAATTGGCTCGTTCGTTGGGGGCAACAGCGAAGATTGTTTCGAGAGAAGCCCCTCAGTATCCATATAAGGGAGAACTCAGAAGCGGATCTAAGGCTTATCGCGTGATGATTTCTCACCGAAGGCTTCGCAACTTCGTCAGCATCCCACGCAAGCGCAATAAGTTACAGAACCAAAGACGCGAGAACAGGTTGACAATTTCATCTGTAAAACCGACGGCTATTCAAGGAGCCCAGTGCATTACAGTCAGTCATCCAAGTGAACTGTACATTGCTGGGCACGGTTATGTCGTCACTCACAACACTGGTTTTGCTGTCAGTTCGTCCGCCTACAACCTCCAAAAAGGCCGGCGCGTGGTGTGGTTCTCTCTGGAAATGGAGCGCGACGAGATCCTCAAGAATCATGTGCCCTATGTCGTAGACATTCCCAACGTGGTGGTCAACCGGCCATGGGCGCAGACCCCGGAGCAGCACCGAGCCATCACCCAGGCGATCGGAACCATTGTCGAGTCCTGGCCCCTGTCGGTCTACGACGGCGACATGGACTGCGATCAAGTCTGCTGGACCATCGACCGCGAGACGCGCAAGGGAGACGAGGTGCTGTTCATCCTCGACCACTTTGGCCTGATGACTAGCTCGGAGAAGGATATACGCAAGCGGTACGTCGAGAACTCCGACCGGCTGCGCAGGAAGATGAAACACAAAAAGGCCGCGCTACTCTCTTTGTTCCAACTCAACGAGGTTCCCCGCGAGTTCTCCGACAAGCGGCCCCAAGCAGGGGACATTGGCGAGAGCAAGAAACCGTTGCAGGATTGCTTCGCCATGCTCCTGCTGCACAGATACATGGACAAGGAAACGCTGAAGATGACGAGGAAGGCCAACCTCAACTTGGCCCTTCTGCGCGGCGGCGGATCATCGGGCAACGTGGACTGTGAGTTCGACACCCACAGGCTTTGTTTTGACGCGCCCGCCGAACTGGATTACGACGAATTTCACAACTGAAAGGAGACGTAACAAGACAATGGAAATGCAGACGAACGCAAGCTACCGAACCGGGCCGGGGATGCACACCAGCGATGATTTTGCCGCCTTGGGAATCACGGACCACGACGACGACAGCGCCAAGGCTGGCCCCAAGAAAGTTCCACTGACCAACTTCAAAAAGCAGTGCATCTGCCGCAATCACGCAGAGCCCTTCTTGCTCGACGGATCGCTCGTAAGAGCGTATTGCCCTTTGTGTGAACAGCCCGGACACGGCGCGCGCAGCAAGTACACCACCAACCCCGGCGACAGTTGTGCGGAAAAGCAAGAGGCTTCCCCTACGAGGAAGAAGAAGAAGAATAAGTGATGCCCGCACATGACACTTGGTTGGGCGGCGCTCTGGCCGTGGCATTGATTCTATTCGCGCTTTGGTGCGCGAGACAGGATGAGTAATGAACCGAACCGCATTTATCCGCAGGACACCCGTTCGTAAGAAGCGTACCGGCCCACCGCGCCGCGGGCAGCCCACGGCAGCCGAGAAGGCAGCCATTCGTCTCAAGATTTACGAGCGTGCCGGCGGCTGCTGCGAGTTGAAGTTAATGCCCGACTGCATCTCTGGAGTCCTGCCGCTGGATGGACCGGACCCTTGGAGTCACGGCCATCTGGTTCACATCCGTTCTCGGTCACTTGGTGGCTGGGGAGAAGACAACCTCCGATGGGGATGTTGGAGATGCCACCTTGTCGGAATGCACCTCAAAGGGGGTAAAGCAGCATGAGTAATTGGGATCGAAAGTTTCTGGAGGTGGCCGCGCTGGTCGCATCCTGGTCGAAAGACCCCAGCACGAAAGTCGGATGTGTCATCGTCGACGACGATCACGCGCAACTCTCCGAGGGGTACAACGGTTTTCCGCGAGGCATTGCCGACGATGGTCGATTGACTGACCGGGTGGCCAAGTATCCGCGCATCGTCCATGCAGAAGCCAACGCCGTAGCCGCCGCCGCCCGCCACGGCCACAGTCTGCGCGGCGCCACCGCTTACGTCACTATGTGTCCCTGCCCGCAGTGCGCGGCCCTGCTGATCCAGGCCGGGGTGGTCAAGGTGGTAGTTCTTCGCGTTACTGTCCCTGAGCGTTGGCAAGTGCCGTGCAAGATCGCTCGGGGGATGTTGGGCGAGGCCGGAGTGGCCTACGAAGAGTTGCCGATGGGATATAGCGCTGGCAGGCTTGAATTTCTTATTGCCGGATTCCTTGAGGCAATGAACGACATTGGCCGCTACGGGAATGAGAAGTATGGAAAGGATTCGTTTCACGCGCGCCGGATCGAAGGCGACACTTCCCGCAACTGCATGGAACGGAACCAGCCCTCTGTGATCGCGCGGCACGCCAATCAGCACTTTGTTGATTACCTTCTCCGTATCGAGCATGACCGCTTCCACACGCTGAAGCACAACCTGGCAGCGGTCGCATTCAACGCCATGATGGAGTTTTACTATGCCGGTTTTGATGAAACAGCAACCGAAACGAGGGGATCATGCGAACAGTCAACAAAGTAATCCTGATGGGTTATGTGGGCCAAGAACCGAAGATTTTAACCACCCAGAGCGGCGCACTCATCGCCAACCTGTCGCTAGCCACCAGTTACAAGACGGGCGGCAAGGACGGCAAACCTGTAAACGAGGTCACGGAATGGCACCGGCTGGTGGCCTTCAGTAGGACCGCAGAGATCATCCGCGATTACGTCAAGAAGGGTTCTCCGCTGTACATCGAGGGACAGCTTCAGACGCGCTCCTATGACAAGGATGGCGAGAAGCGGTACACAACCGAGATCGTCATCCGCGAACTGTCGATGCTGGGCGCGAAGGAGGGCGGCCAGAAAGAACAGCAGACGGCAAGTGCTCAGGGCTACGCGGGAGGCACGGAGGTTTACAGCAATCCCCGCACTAGCACCAGCACCAACCAAAACACCGAAATCACAGACGATGACATTCCGTTCTAACTGACACCAAACACAGAAGGAGAGCATACCCACATGAGCACCACACCAGCATTCAGGCCGTTCGGCAGCCGCTATCTGGTCCTGCCGGTCGAGTTAAAAGGAAAGACCATCCAGATCGAGGACGCTCCTCTGATCGAAACCCAGAGTGACCCTCTTCAGAAGGCCGTCGAGGGAACCGTCATCGCCGCAGGACGCGACTGCAAGGAAGCCGTCGAGGGAACCCGCGTCCTGTTCGGACAGTATTCCGGTTACCCGCAAACCCTTGATGGGGTCGAGTACCTGATCCTGGCCGAGTCGGAATTGCTGGGAGAGAAGCTCCTCACCCCATTTGACAGCGAACCGTGCCTGCCGCTGGGCATGGGAACCATCGTCTCGTAAGCCAACCGCCAACCGTTCATCTAACGCACCAAAGGGAGAAGCACACATGCAAGAAGCAGTCGAAGTTATCCGCGCCAACAAGTATGGCGCTGACGCACGCGCCCGCATCCTCGCGGGAGTCCAACAGATCAGTCAGGCCGTCTGCTCCACTCTCGGTCCTGCTGGCCGCTGGGTGCTGTTCGATCATCAGGGGCTCGCCATCAGCACCAAGGACGGCGTGACCGTGGCCCGCGAGATCAATCTGCCCGACCAGTACGAGAACCTGGGCGCCAGGATGGTGAAGGCGGCCGCTGGCCAGGCCGTCGATGAAGCCGGCGACGGGACCACGACGGCAACCCTGCTTTGCCACGCCATCTACGAGGCCGGCTGCAAGGCCATAGACGAAGGAGCAGAGCCGGTGCAGCTTGTCCGCGGCATCGAGCGGGCAGTCAAGGATGTGGTCGGCAACTACGACCTCGCGGCGAAGAAGTTTTCCGGCGGCATCCTTGAATCCCTTGCAGTTCCCTGCTCGCCGGAACTGGCCTTCCAGGCCGCGCGCATCAGCGCCAATGGCGACGAGGGGATTGCCAGAGTCGTGTCGGAGGCTGTGCTCAAGGTTGGCGTCGACGGCGCGCTCACCATCGGTGACAGCTACTCGCAGGACCATTCCGTAGAGACGGTGGAGGGGATGCAGATCAAAGCGGGGTACGCCCATCCGTACCTCATCACTGACGTGCAGCGCAACCGGGCCGTCTACGAGCGGGTCACCGTCTGCCTGATCGACAACCGCATCAACAACGCGGACGAGGCCTCCAGGATCATGCAAGCGGCAATTATGGCGGCCAAGGGCAAGAGCCGACCCTACAACATCATCGTGTTCTGCAACGAGATCGACAAGCAGGCGATGGAGAACGTGCTGACCAACAAACTGCGGCGCGAGTCTCCCATCCCCATCGTCGTAGTCCAGACCCCGCTCTGGGGAGATGCGCGCCGGGATCTGCTCGAAGATATTGCCATCCTCACGGAAGCTCAGCGCATCGAGTCCGGCCGTGGCAAATCCTACGAGGGGTTGACAGCCAATGATTTCGGCTATGCCGAGAAGGTGGTCGTCACTGCCACGACAACGATCCTCACCGCGTCCAAGCCGTCCGAGTTCTACGTCGACAAGAAGCTGAACCCCTACCTCGACAAACTCAGGACCATCATCAACGACACTTCCCTGCGCCCTGACCAGATCGACGCAGCGAAGGGCCGGCTGGCGGCGCTCACCGGCGGCGTAGCTGAAATCAAGGTTGGCGGCACGTCGATCGAATCGGTGCGCCAGGTCAAGTTCCAGGTCGAGGACGCCATTCATGCCACGCGCGCGGCCGTCTCGGAGGGGGTTGTGCCGGGCGGCGGCAGTGCTCTCTTGTTCGCTGGGGAAGGAGCGGAAGCGGCGGTTTGCGTAGACGATGATGTGACCGACGAGGGGAGGGGCTACTGGCTGCTGCTGGGATGCCTCCAACGGCCCATTATGAAGATCGCCGAGAACGCCGGGCACAACGGGGAGAAGATCGTGCAACAGGTCAAGGAAGCCAATGCCATCTACTCCGGGACCGACAGGGGCGGCTTTGATGCAGCCACCGGCGCGTTCCTTCCCGACATGATCGACGCTGGCATTGTTGACCCTCTCCGCGTCGTGCGGGCCGCGCTCAACTCGGCTGCCAGTGCGGCATCTGTCTTGCTGAAAACTGAGGCGATATTGGGCAGGGAAACCACCAACCAGTTACCCGTGGCAGGACGCTAAGAGTCCCGCTTTAACCTCCACGCAGTTCAACTTGAAAGGGGATTAGAACCATGGTCACAGCAGCAGAGAGCGGCGTCAATATCGAGATGCCCCGCTATACCTCGCACAAGACCGTATGGGCGCTCAAGATCGCCAGCATCGTCAACGTAGGGACTGACACGACCACCGACGAAGGGGAGATCATCGAAGTACACTTCGTGGATGCACGCTACGCCTCACGCCGCATCAACATCGGCCACAAGCCCGTTCCTGAAGCTGGCTGGTATCTGGTGCAGTACGCAGACGGGTACATTTCTTTCAGTCCCGCCAAGCAGTTCGAGGAAGGCAACTCGCCAGCGCAAGCGCCGGCAGACAATCCGCAATCGACCACCACGAGGCTGCTCTCGTTCGGCGCGGCACTCGAGGCACTGAAAAAAGGCTTGAAGGTTTCCCGCACTGGTTGGAACGGCAAGGGCTCGTTCATCTACCTCGTGCCTGTGAACTCCTATAAAGCTCAGACCGGAGCAGCCAAGTCATTCTTCGGTGAGGACGCACTTGTCCCCTACCGGCCATATTTGGCACTCAAGACAGCACAGGGTGATGTGGAACCCTGTGCTGTCTCATGCTCGGATGCACTCGCGGAGGACTGGGAAATAGTCGAATAATCCCGCGCTTCGGCGCATAACCAAACTTGTAAGGATTACTTACCAGTTCACAGGAGACAGGATCATGCAGCAGACAGTCGAACGTGAGCGCCTTGCCGCTCAAACCGCCCATGAAGCAAACAGGATTCTTTGCCAGGCACTCGGAGATAACTCGCAAACATCGTGGGAAGATGCTCCCGAATGGCAGAAGTCCAGCGCAGTCAAAGGCGTCCAGATGATCGAAGACAACCCTTCAACCACCCCGCAACAGTCACATGAAGGCTGGCTGGCAGCAAAGAAAGCAGACGGTTGGAAGTACGGACCCGTCAAGAACCCTGAGACGAAAGAACATCCATGCTTTTTGCCGTATGGTCAACTGCCGGAAAATCAGCGTCTCAAGGATGCAATGTTTGGCCTAGTCGTTAGAGCCACGCTTGGAATCTAACGCAGGACTCAACGATGCTGCGCCACAACCCCAGGAGCCCGACGGAGATCAATCTGCCGGGCTCCTTTCTTATTGCGCGGCTTCCCCGTCTGCGGATCAATCTTCCCCTGCAAGGCCAACTTTGACATCAGGAACCGGGCCGGCATGGACCCCGTAGCAGCGTCGAGTCCTGCCAGCGCCTCGTTGATTTCTTCGTCGACCGGTATCTCCGTGGGGTTGCGCAGGGTGCCCAGAACTTGCTTGAAGCAATCGCAAAGGTGGTTATTTTTGTTCTGCAACGCCTCTGACGGGTTCTTGGTGAGCAACTGCCGGCTAGTCATCTGCACGCGCTTGGCGCGCTTCATCTCCCACAGCAGGTTCGGGCAGTCGTAGGGGTGCAGGCCCGGCTGCGGACGGTCACTCGGGTTGCGGCAGACGATGTAGAGCCGGGGCTTCCTGCCGTTGGCAATGCCGCGCCACCAGTCCGACATGACCCACTCGACAAAGGTCACGTCCGAGCGTACGCCGTCGTAGGGAGTCATCGGCCACATATTGTTCTTTTTGTAGGTCTGGTAGATGTTCGTCGGCGCGCCCTTGTCCGTCGCCACGGCGTCGTAGAAGATCGAGGGATCAGCCTTGATCCACCGGGCCCGCTCCAGGTCCGGCATCTGCTTCATCTCGGCCACGTTCTCATCGACATTGTTCTGCCACTCATTCGAGCGGAAGCGGTAGAACTCCCCGCACAGGTAGAGTTCCGGGGGGTTGCGCCGGCCCGTCTTGGGGTCGAAGCTCTCGCGCGGGACGTAGCCCTTCAGCATTGCCGTGGCGTTCGTTACGCCGTGGTCGAATCCTGCCACGACGCCGGCGCCGGGTATATGCGTGTACGGCGACCAGAGCGGGTCGCTGATGACGACGACCTGGTAAAGCTGCTCATTGCCGAGCACGGAGCCGAAGACTGCCTCGCCGCCGGTGGCGTAGGCGTCGATCTCCTGCTCCTTCCTCCACATCGCTTTCGAGGCGTACCGGGCGTACTCGTGGTCGAACCATTCCTTTCCCTTGGGCGTCTCCGGGTCACGGTCGGGGATTGCCGTGTAATGGATGCGCATCACCGTCAAGCCCTTTTTTTTGCGCCGGATCGTTACTCCCCGGATTACCTCGAAGGGGGTCTGCGGAGGAACGTCATTCAGCCTCTTAATGGCTTCCTGCAGGAGGGTGATGCTCATGCCGTCGCCTCCGCCATTTCGGAATCATTGGTGAAGTCGAAGTACCAGCCGGCCGCCGCGGTTGAGTTCAGCACGAGTTTCTTGCAGGCTGACAGTGCTTCATCGTAGGCCACTCCGGCTTCTGCCTGGAAGGCTGTCTCGTCGTTGAAGTAGCCCCAGGGATGGTAGGAGCGAATCTTGCCGGCGCCGGCCGGGATACCGAAGATCACCGAGCCGTTGGCGAAGCGGAACTCGTTCTTGGGCTGCTTGTCTACCGGCTTGCCTTCCTTCAGCGGGAACTCGTTGCGCAACCACTCAGGCTGGCTCTGCCAAAGGTGCTTCGCATACTCGATGGGCTGCTCACCCTTTTCGTCCGTCATCGTCTGAATGACGATTTCACGCTCGGGAACCAGCATCGCCTGGAGCGTGAAATATCCGGTAATGGCCCACGTCACCATCATGGTCCTGCTCTTCTCGATCAGCTTGACGTTCTCGGTGTCGTCTTCGAGATACTCCAGCAGGACCGGAAAGAATGGCCAGTCGGGAAAGGGCAGGTATGGTCCTGCCAACTTCTGCTCTTTCCAGTGGGGATTGTAAGTCTTGGTGAACTTGGTCAGCCAGCGGTAGGTGCTCGACGTGGCGTCGCGGACCTCTTCGGCCCGCTTCTTCCGCTGCCCATCCGAGAGCATATTGCTCGATCGGCGCGCGCGGTCAATCTCTTCCTGCTGCTGTTCGAGGATCAGCGTGGCCAGGGCGGCCTGACGCAGTGACGCTAGTTCATCGTGAGAACTCATGTCCTCAGTTTACTCAGCCCACAAGTAGCAGGCCGCCCTTGCGCACGATACCCTCAAGTTCTTCCTTGCTCTTGCCCTCCAGCGGGTCTTCCTTCTTCGCGTAGCCGAACTTCTCAGCCAGAGCCGTCGCCGCCTTCACCTGGCCGGCAATGTCTCCCTTGGTGTCGGAGGGGTCCATCATCGCCAGTTCCATCAGCCGGGCCTCGATAACCCCCCGCGAGATTCCCACCTTCTTCATGGCGTTCACCTGCGCGTTGGCGATCTTGTCGATGATCTTGTCGGTGGTCTTCTTCGAGATGTATCGGGACTGGGGAAGGCGAAGGGTTTCATCCACCTTCTTAAGCGTCCATCCTAGCCGTTCCGCAGCCGCTTCCGGGCTCCACTGGATTGCCATCAGGATGCAGCCGAGCTGGTCAAGGGTCAGCAGTTCCGCTTTGTGCTCGACCTCTTCGATGTTCTCTTCGTCCTGCTGGCGCAAGGGGAGTGTCTTCGCTGGCTTGCGCTTGCCTTCAGGCCGTGCCTTCGGGGGCCGTCCCACAGGGCGCTTCGGCATGATCGGGTTGGGAGTTTCTTCGCTCATAGCTCCATTATCTCCTGCTCGCCATAACTGCCGCTATCTGCTTCTGCCGCATGATCGGCTGGAGCATCTTGCGCTCGTCCGGGTTCGCGTAATGGTCGTAAATGTCCTTCAGTTGAGGGTAGCTCAAGCCCCCCACGACAGGACTCATCTTCGCCATGCGTTGCAGTTCGGTCACGTTCTTCTCGCGCATCGCTTTCAGAACAGCGTGGCGCGTAGGGGGCGCTTCCTTCGCGTAGGCAGCCGCTTGCTGCTGCTCCGGCGTCATCGGGGTACGTGGACCCCTCAACTCTTCAGCGCGGGCCGTGGCGCGGGTCATGTCCCACTCTGGCGGTGCTCCACCGATAACGCCAAACGTCTTCTCCACCCTGGTCTCTGTGTCCTGTGGGCCAAACTTGCTGGTGTAGTTCGATGCCGTGATCGGATCGAAGCTCTGCGACAGGTTGTAGGCTATGCCCTGCTTAAAGCGCGTGGCCAAGTAGGCACCAGGGTTGTAGACGTAGTTTCCGAGAGAGTCCCGATTGCGCAGCGTGTTAATGATCCCGGTGAGCCACGGCGCCAGCGAACTGTAGACGTAGGCCGCAGGAGCCACGACCGCGTGCTCGTAATCGCGCAGATCGGACGGTAGGTTGAAGCGAACTGGAGCGCCCGTCTGCGGATTGACCTTTCCGGTGCGAGGGTGCAACGCTTCGAGCGTTCCGGCTTGCAGCCAGTTCAGGCCATTCTTCTTGCGGTCCTCTTCAATTTGTTCCCAGATCCATTTGCCCGTGCGCTCCTTGTCGATCAGGGTAGCGATGGCCGTGGCCAGGATCGCAGCGGTTACCAGACTGCCGGCGTTCAGGCCCAGTTGCGGGAGCTTGTGCGTGTACTGCCGCGCCCAGTCACCGCGACGGCCGCCGCCCGGCTCCGCATTGTTTCCTGCTGTGCCCCGGCCTCCTGTACCGCCACCCCCGTTCCCTGCTGCGCCTGCTCCACTAGCGTGCTCAAGGCTGTCATAGAAGCCGTCGTCGTGCGCCTGGGTGAACGTCTCGCGCACGGCTTGGGCCGCGCCGCGCCATGTGCCTTCCTTCCAGCCAGGAGCCAGGAAAAGGAGTTGCATCGCCGTCTTTACGGTGTTGTTCCAGAAATTGTTCTGGTAATTGATCTCGCCAAAGCGGTTGTCATTCAAGGCCACGACGTTGCGCGCGATGGTCTCCGGGGTGATGGTCCCGTCGGCGATCGCACCGCTGTACTGGTCGAGTTTCTGCGCCAGCATCTGCACGTTGAACATGAGCTTCGTCCGCGGCGTGATGTATTGGAACAGGGGGATAGCCACGGAGCGCGCCAGCCAAGGGATGGCCTTCATCGTCCCGCTGACGAGTTTACCCACCTTCAAGTCCGAACCGATGCTGGTATCGAACTTGCCCGGCAGGTCTTCATTGAACCCCGGCCGGAAGCCGCCGGCAAAGACGAGCCGTAGCAGTTCAGGGAGGTCAGGATAGTCCCGCGCCAACTTCTCACCCGCCTTGGTGGACAGGAAGCTATCGGGGTCTTTGAGATAGTTCATAATCTTGCTGCCGCCGCGAACGGATGTGACTGGAGAGAATATGGCCGTGGCCAGTTGCTTGACGCCGTGGACTGCTTTCTCGCCGCTCAGGTCGCGCACGCCCTGGTTCCAGAGTTCATCGAGACCGGAATGCAACCCGCCGTCTACCTGCCAGAAGGTGATAACGCCATAGTGGAAGAGCGACAGGCCCATCTTCATTGCCGTCGAAGAGGTCTTCAGCGCCACGAATCCGCGTCCGATAGCCGAGCCGCGAATGTGGTCTGTGCTCAGGTAATTGTTGAGCAGCCGGGCCGCGTCCTTCTGCATCACCCATTCGCCGCCGGGAATGAACGCTATGCCGCCTTCCGCTGTCTCGACAGGACGCCAAACTTGCGCGATCTTGTCCTGCACCTTCACGTAATCATCAGGCGTCTTGGCGCGCGGGCTCTTGAAGACCGCGATGCCGGACTGCCGAAAGTTCCACATGGCCTCATTGGCGCCCACAAACTTCGCGCCCTCTTGAATCCTGCGCAGGACCATCCTGACGGGGTTTCCGAGCGGAACAGCGCCGGCCGCCACAGCCTCTTTCAGCGTGTATTTCTGCTGTTTGGTGAAGTTCTTCGGACCCTCGAACGGACGCTTGGGGAAGATGCGCGCCATCTGCTCCTGCTCGGTCAGGGCTTTCTCGCTCCCCGGCGGGGTAGAGTAGCGGTTCGGGAAGTAGCCGGCGCGGTTCTTCAGTTCGATCGGCTTCTGCTTGGAGGAACGGCCAAGGTTGACCACTTCCTGCTCGCGTGCGCGTTGCGCTTCGAGGACCGATTCAAGCATCCCCTGCGCTTGCTTCAGGTCATTGGTGGGCTGCTCCTTGCCGTTCTGCATTCGGTCCACAAACTCGACCTGATCCTTGAGCGGCATTCCCTCAAACATCTTGTCCACGCCTTCAAGGAACTGGCCGGCCTTGAAGAGTTCAAGCGCAGGCTCACCAAGCGCCCGGCCCATGATGTCGCGCGCATCGGCATCGGCCAGCATCGGCGGATACAGGACCGAGGCCAACTCGTAGGCCATCTGCTTTCCCGTAGCCCCGGCCGTCGTCGCTGCCTTCGTCAGTTCGCCCCAGGTTCCCGGCGCCGCCGTTCCCTTCAACCACTTGCCGAGCTTCCCAACGTCCTCCATGGTCCTGCGCGCCCCCTGGGCTATCTGGTAGCTTCCCAGGAAGGAGTACGCCTCACCGCTGGAGGCAAGATGCTTTGCCGCGCTTGGCTTGGTTGTGAGTCCTGCCGCAACCTGCACATCCGACTCGCGCGCCTGGTCGATCATCGAGGGCGTGGGGTAGAGCGCGATCTTGCCCATGATGTTGTTCAGCACATCCGACTCGCGTCCCTCTTTGACTGCGGCCTTCATCAAGCCGTTCGAGCTTGCGAAGTCGCCACCGACAACCAACTCCAGTAGCTTAGGGTCGAGAAAGAACTGGCCGGATGCGGCCTTGGAAACCTTGGTCCTGATCTCCATGCCGGTCTGGTCGTTGCCGATGACTCCCACTTCCCCGTTGCTGCTTATGAGGGTTTGCTTTGCGTCGCGCTGGAGGAAGTGCATCGCGCCTTCCGGCGACCGCATGGCGTAGGTGTCGGTCAAGTCGGTCTTCACGTCGAACTTGCTTGGCATCAGAATCCCCATCTTCGTGCTGCCATCCGACATGGTGAAGCTGATGATGCGCCCCCTGGTGCCCTTGTTGAACTGTCCGAAGGCCCCAAGCAGGTTCCCGGTGATGATCTTGACGCCCTTCTGCCGGTCGCTCGAATAGTCCCTGAAAAGCTCCTTTATATCCGCGTTGCGTCCAAGGTTCGAGACGCAGATGACGTGGAGTTGCGAACCTGGAACCCTCACTTGCCGCAAGGCTCCGTTGACCGCCAGGGTGAATTGCAAGGTCGAGGGAGCATAGGGGTTCCCGCTGGGTTTCTTGGCGCTTTCGATGTTGGTCACCACGGCATTGAACGTGTTGCCGTCGAAATCTACTCGGAGTCCTGTCCCAACCCGGTAGTCGCTCAGAAGGGTGCGGCCCATCGAGCGCATCGTTTCGGCCTTCTCGATCGCGTGGTCCGTCTTCAGCTCATCGGAGTAAGGCTTGAAGAGGCCTTCCATGTGCGCCGCCAGATCGCGGGCCGCCAGCGTGTCGCGCTCGCGCGGTGAAAGCTGCATCGCCGCAGGACCGAACGTGTCGGCGATCTTCGCCTGAACTTCTTCCGCAGTGAAAGGCTTGCCTTGACGCTTGATCGAATACTCGCCGTAATGCGCGTCCTGCCCGAAGGGAGAAGTTGAGTCCGTGCCTTGATAAATTTGCTCAAGATGCGTCTCGCGGGCGTCGTAATCGCACGTCTTCGGCTCCAAATCGTTCTGCCCGGTCTCGTCGAGGAAGTTGATGTAGTTGGTGTACGCCTCGCTGATCGCGTCCATGAACTCGCGCTGCTGCTTCACGGGCAGCAATGCCGAGCGCGCCGTCGCCTTCATCGAGATATTCCCTATCTCGTCCGCTGAAAACTTTGTGCCAGCTTCCGGCTCGTGAATGTCCAAGCCAAGCTGTTTCATCATCTCCGGGTTGTCCACGAGATATTGGGCAATCACCTGGTCGCCGTACTTGTTCATCAGGTCCACGGCATGAACCGATGTGGCCGAGCGCGTGTTGCTGGACACGTTGGCGTTCAAAGACTTCATCTTCTTGGCAAGGTTGATGGCCGGACGCATCTCGGCGGGGAGCGCCACCGCTTGCATGATGTAGCTCGGGAGGGCCACCTGGCCGGTCCTGTTGATCCTGCCAAGAATCTGCATGACGATATTCACGTCGCCGGCCGGCTGGCCCACGATCATCAGCCGCGGGCGCTGGTCGTGGAACTTTTCGGAAGCGTGGAGAGAGATGCCCGTCGAGCCTGCCTGGTTGATGATGAGCGCGTCACCCCCGCCATTGTTGAACTGGCTGGCTGTGTTCACGCGGTCGTTCTGCTCGATGCCTGGGACCGTGGCCAGCTTCGGAACACTGCCGCTGTAGTCAATGCACGACTTCCTGCCGGTAATCTCCGCGATCTTGTAGCCGGCCTGCTCTACCTTGTTGCGGATGTGGTCGATGGGCGAAACGGGAAGGTCAACATTCAGGTTGTCGATCAATGCCTGGGCCGCGTCGTAGGCTTCCCGTACCTTCGCGCTCAGTTTGTCCAGCGGAACCTCGATGCGCGTCTTGTTGCCCATCTGGTCGGTCTCGTTGTAATAGCGCGTGCGCATCAGAGCGCGGTCGGCGATCTTCGAGTACGTCAAGTCGCCCAGAATGTCTCCCTCGCTCATGCCGTGTGAGGTGATGTAACCGTCAAGGAACGATCCCATTGTGTTCTCAAGGGCAAAGATGGGCTTCTTCCCGTCTTCGATTGCCTTGACGATAAGATCAGCCGCGTTGTCCGCCTTGAGCGCCAGCAGGAGTTGCCTCACGAGGTTGTGGACGGTGGAAGAGAACTCCATGTGGTTGACCACGACCTTATCGCTCCTCCCGGACTTTCCGGCCTTTTTCAACTCCGCCTGGAGGCGTTCAAAGTCGAGCTTGTGATAGGCGCTGTCGGCGGCCACGATGGACCGCAGGACTTCAGTCACCTTGTCGGCGATGACCTCATGCTGCTTTTTATGAGCCTCGTCCACATAGTTGCTGATCTCGATGCCATCGAAGGAACGCTCCCGGCGGACAAGCTCCCCGGCCTCGGCAAGTTGGTGAGTCACTACTGCCTGGAGCGGCGCGCCTCCAGCAGCGATTGCACCTGCAATCCGGTCCTTGTCTGGGATGGCGATAGCGATGTCCGTCTTGGCGGCGTAGAGCGGAAGGTTGTCAGGCCGCTTCGCCCAGGTCGCCGACAGGAAAACCGCTCCCTTCGAGGCAGCGAGCACCCCCTGAAGGAAGTGGCCCGTGTTTGAATCGCCGCCGGCATTATGGCTTTCGTCAAGGACAAAGACCGCTTTCGGCGCCAATCGGAGCAGGGCGAGTTGCTGGCGGTTCTCGGTGTTGATCTGCGAGTACGTGAGGAAGACGGCGTTGCGTCCTGCCGGAATCTCGCCCGTCTCCTGGATACGCTCGAAGACAGGACGCATCGCGCCATTATTCCCGAAGATTTTCTTTCCGGTCACCGCGTCAGTGATGGTCGAGCCGGCATTGAAGATCAGCGGGCAGATCACATCCCCAGAACCAATGTCGTGCAGGTCGCGGTGCATATCCGTGAAGAGTTGATCGCCAGCGGTGACAAAGACGGGAAGGTGTCCGTGCATCTCGGCCCAGCGGATAATCGCGGCGGCGACGCGCCCTTTCCCAACTCCGGTCTGATCGGCGGCGATGAGCGCCTTCCCTTGCTGAAGGCTGTGGATTGCGGCAGCCACCGCGTCCACTTGCAGGCCCATGAAGACCTCGTGCATCGTCTCAATGTCGGGGTATCCCAGTTCGCCAGCAACCCACTCGTCAATGTCCCCAACGTCGGCCTTGATGCGCTCCATGGCCTCACGCATCGGGTCGATGAGGGCCTTGGGGGCCATTACGTTTACGTCCTGCTTCGACGAAACAGGATGGTACGTGCCTTGGAACTGGTTGCTTTCATCAGCTAGAGCATTTGCAGAATGTCCATCAGGCTTGCCAGGTTCTCGTCTGACAGGATGCGCGGCGGGTTCTCCCTCTGCCAGTCGATTCGACTGAGCAACATCCCCATCTGATCGGACTGTGAGATCTGGACTGCCCACTCGCGGGTCTGGTACTCCGCCCGTATGTTGCACAGGTCGGGGCACACCCGCCCGTCCATCTGATCCATGTCCTGTTGCGCCCCTTTCGGATTCTCCTTGATGAGCAACACCAGCCTGTCCTCCAGGAGTTCCCGATACTGCTGCTCTGTCGGTTGAAACCCGCACTGGATCGCCAGTTCCATCGTCGGCTCGTCGTTGATCTTCAAGATTGGCGCCCAGATGCTCACTTGCTTTGTCATAGACCTCACCCCACGTCTTCAGACGTTGAATCTCTTCAGCGACAGGACTCACCTTGGCGGTGCGCGCCCTGCCGTCAATGGCGATCACGCGCACGGGCCACGATGCCCCCTGGCGCGCGTACAGGTCTCCATCCAACTCGAAGTCGGAGACCACGTTGTAGTGAGAATACAGCCAATTGAAGAACGGCCGGGCGATATTCGTCACATTTCCCGGTTCATTCCGGTCACCGGCGCCGATGATGATGCAAGCCTTTCCAGCGTCCTTCATCACTCCAAGTGCCTTGGCTGCAATCAGATGGTCCAGCTTGACGAGCTTGTAGCCATCGATCTCGACCGGGCCAGCCAGCTTGGCAAAGGGTGGGTTGGCCACCACCGCGTCGTAGCGTCCTGTGGGCGTCCAGGTCGTCGCGTCATTGCGGCTGACGCTGAAGCCCTCGGCTTCGAGCATGGCGGCGCGCGCCGGGTTCAGTTCGTTGGCCGTGGCCTTCCGGGGGTCGGCGCCAATCAGCAGCGCTCCGTTGCCAGCCGTCGGCTCGTAGACGGTGGTTCCATCCCTGAAGCTGATGCCGGCAAACTTGTCAGCGATGAAAGCCAGCGGTAACGGCGTGGAGTATGCCTGATTGTCGATGCTGGTGCTGGTTCGGATGGCGAGGTTGGGCTGACCCTCGTAGAGCCTGGTCAGGCGGTCGTAGACTTCGCGGCTGCTGTGCCCCTCCTCTTTGATGACAAGCTGGGATGCCACCCGGTTCAGCATGGCCTCGTAGGCTTCCTGACCCTCCTTCATGCGAAGCTGGTCAGGTTTCTTGCCGTCGAACTCCTCCACGATCTTCTTCAGGCCGTTGTAGTCTTTCGGGCCGCGCCCGTGCTCGAAAGCCAGTTGCAGGGCGTCTACGAGGGTGGCGTCGGCGGCCACTTCGGGGGCGGATGGCTCAACAGCGGCAGGACTCGCGGCCTTGACCGGCTTCACGTCCTCGATATTCTTGCTGACTTCCGACTTGCCGTCCTTGACCCGTACTTTCTTGCCGTCCGTCCAGGCGACTTCTCCGGTGCGCTCCTTGCCCTTGTTGGTCCTGTAGGTGACCTTGTCGCCCTTCTGGAGAGGACGAGGGGAGGAGTCTGCGTCGATCACCCTAGCGCGAATCGTCTTAGCGCCTTGCAGGATTTGAGCTACAGTCGCGTGGTTTCCATCGTCAATGTAGTAGTTTTCCCCGTGCTTGACGAGGATCACCGAGGAATCGGTAATGGGCCTCCCAGACAGGTATCCCTCAATCGTTTTTCGAGAAACGACATTTTGCGGCGTGATGATTTGGCTTACTGGTACATCTTCAATTCGGGCCTTTGAAAGCGCCTTATCTCTCGATGCTGCGTCTGAAAACGCGGCATTTAACGCAGATGCGCCTTCACTTATATCAACCGGCAGGAAATTTCTGGTGAGAAGGTTTCCCGGCTTCAATCCATCATCAGGGATTGCGTTAAGGCGCACCTTGGCAGATGATACCTTCTCAACCGATTGGTGGCTAGCATTGTTCTGCCTAGCCTCAGCGATCCACTTCTCAGCTCCTTCTCGGTTCCATCCCGTCCACCATGAAGTCGCATACCCCGGAGATACCACTTTAAAACCGCCATCCGGCCGAGTTACGATCTCGAAATCCGTCGCTCCTGCGGCAGCGCGATGGTCCTTCGCTTCGGCCTTGATGCCGTCCGCGAACTGCTCCTCGGTGAGTTCAGTACCGAACGCCAGATTAAAGTCCATCACCGGGTCGTCTTCTGGTTCTGCGTTCGTCTGCGCCACGGCGTAGGTCGTGAACGCTTGCCGCACCCGATCTATCGGGGAGTCAAGTTTCTTCAGGATGGCGTCGACCACCGGCCCGGCGTCGGGCACGTCGTCCTCGCCCCTGAAGTGCTGGCCGAACTGGCTGACCGCCTCGATGAGTGCCGGCTTCAGGTTCCAGCGATCGTCAGCCCCGGAAATAGACCCGATTGATCCCATGCTGCCAAGCAGTTTCTCTTTGATGAAAGATGGTGTTGAAGCGGCCAGTTCAGGACCAATGACGGTCGAGAGAAGAGCATCCCCAACTTTGGCGCGCGCGGAGGTCGTTAGCAGGGCTGTGGCAGGATTCACGTTGTCATCACTCTCGGTGATTATACCGTCATTCACAAGGGCTTCTGCAATTATCTTGCCATCATTCGGGTCACGGAGAACGTCGTCAAGGGTAGCGCGCGGGTCTTCGGAAACGGCTTCTTCGGCGATCTGAGAGAGACCGGATACTGCTTCATCTGGTAGTTTTACAGGCTCTTTAGATGTACCTATCGAACCAATCGTTTGACGCGCAGTATCGTGATCCAGCGGGTACGGCTTAGGAAGTCTCAAAGCCATGGCAAATCCGGCTGGCTTGCCGTCCTTGATCTGGACCAGCGCGATCATCTTTGGATTCGGGTCGATACGATACGAGTCCGGGGCGAGAACCTGATCAAGGTACTTCACCATGTGGGCGTTAAAGGTGTAGGTGTTCCCGTCCTTGTCTCCAAAGAAAACAACATCTGCTGGCGGGGATTCCTGCCCCTTTTTGTCGGTAAAGAGAGAGGTCTTGATCCACCCCAACGGTTCAGCCGGCACCGTCGCGGCGGCCAGCGTGTCTTTCAGAATTCCCCACGGAGTCGATCCAAACTTGGGGCCATCTGCCGGCGGCATGATCTTCTCGATCTTCTTCTTGGCCGTGGGTACAGCTTGCTTCGTGTCGATGCCAATATACCCGTCGGTGATCCACCCGTTGTCCGGGTCAAAAGATTTGACGTATCCCTGCCGAACGGCTTTGGTGGGTCGAACCGTCAGTTCCTTGAGGGGGCGAACCTTCGAGGCGTTCTCGATGGCCTCTTGGCTGCTCTTTGCCTTCTCAAGGTGCGATTCCGTTGTCTCGTCTTCTACCGCTTTGGGTTCTTGCTCAGCGGGTTTCGTCTCAACCTCTGGCGATTTCGTCTCAGTCGGGGTACTCGTGCTTGCTTTTCCAGCCTCAAAAGCGGCATGGCTCTCGGTCTCAGGCTTGTAGGGGTTGTCCATGTACCCCGGTTCGCCATACTTCTTCCCGATCTGAGAGCGGCCCTGCTCAAACGCTTTGGGGTGGGATAACGAAACCCCTTGGGCCGGTTTCGTTATTGGGGATTCAGGCCCGGAAATGTTTCGTTTTAACTCCGTTTCTGGTTTTTCTACCTCGGCCGAGTTGCCCTCGATCGACTTTGCATAGTCAAATTCAGTCTTCGAGATAATCCTGTCATCCCCGTTGCCATCACTGATTACGTACTCGGGGATTGTCGGACCTTCCTTCAGCTTTGCCTTGAGCCCATTGAGCTTGATCCTGTCCGGGTGATTCTCGTTGGCGGGTGCCCCCCATCCATCATGGCCGCGTCCCAACTCTTTTATTTCGCGTTCGATGCGCCGTATTCCAGCATCGTCCTTGACTTGCTCTACAGATACCCTCCAACCATCCGCAAGCCTCTTATCTATGCGTTCGCGGCGCGTAGAGGTTTTCCCATCAGGCATCCTGCCTTCGGTGTCTAGGTACTTGTCAGCCTTGGCTTGTTGGGCTTTCTTGAAACGATCCATCGTCGATAGAGGAACAGCGTTTTGTCCCACGGGGGCGGCTTCGACAGGGGCTTCTGCTCCCCCCTCGGCTTTGTGCTGATCCCCGATTTGGTCGGTACGCTCCGGGCGCCCTATGACAGGTACGGGCGCTTCCTGCGAGACTTCTTCCGGCTTCAGTTCGACCGGCGCGGCCTCAACCTCGTGTCCTGCGAACTCGACCGGCTTCTCCTCACCCTTGAATCCGGCCACCAGCGCATCGAGCGCGCCCTGGGGGTCTTTCTTGTCCCGCGCCGCCTTGCGAATGTCTGCCGCGCTGACCTCGGGAGCGTGGTAGTACGTTCCGCTGAAGGCCCCGGCGCCCTTGACCGGCGTCCGCGTCAGGTCTTCCACACCCTGCGGCTTGAAGTTCGATTCCTGGGGGATGTGGACGAAGGGATGTTCGCCAGCCTTCACGCCGTCGGCCCACCGCTGCAACTCCTCGCGGCTCTGGCCCTCCGGGGTGGGCTGGCCGGTCATGGCCACTTGTGCCTGGTCCTGCTCCTGATTGGCCCGGCGCGTGACCTCTTCCTGCACCAGCGCCTTGCGCACCGGCGTCGTGACCGTCGCGGTCCTGCGAATCAGCACATCAAGGTCTGCTGCCGGCGTGTCCATCGGAGCGGACGCCAGCACGTTACGAGCTTTCTGGACGGATGGCGTGTTGGGAATCTCCACCGGCCCTGCATCTGCTGTGGGTTTCGTAGCCTTTTGGGGTGAAAGTGCCTCATCTCTCTCCTGCTGCGCCTGGGTCGCGCTCTCCTGGCGCTGTTCGATGGCTTCCTGCTGCTGCTCCGCGGCGTTCTGCGCCTTCTCGGCCTGCCGGTCAACCTCGGCGTTGATGATCTTCACGGCCTCGGTCTGGGCGGCCCGCTGGCTGTCCACGTTCACCACTTTGTTGTCGGGGCCCACCACTGTTTTCTTGTCGAACATCCACGAGGCGAGATTGCCGACGGCCTCACGGATGGCTCCCGGCCGGTTCGCTTCCGGCAGCATCTGGATGGCTTGGCCAGCCTTGTCCACCGTGTCCTGCGAGAGGTGCCCATCGTCCATGCCGGCAGGACTCGGTAGCTTGCCCGATCCCGGCTCTCCCGGCTTCGGCGCCAGCGGCGGCGGCGGGGTCATGCCGGCAACCTGCTCGGCTTGCTTTTGAACCCCCGCGGCGCGCGCGGCCGTCTCCTGCACCGTCTGCATTTGCGCCTGCATTTGGATCGTCGTCGCGTCGGAGGGAGCGGCCGGCGCGGCCGGGGGCTCGGAGCCGGGGGCCGGCGGCTCACCGGGCGCTCCCGCACCGGCGGTCAGTTCCCTGGACGCGCCGGCAGGACTCGGAGCTCCATCAGGCGCCCCCCCCCACTTCGCACGAGCGGAGAATGGTCCCACGCGTCCTGCGGCATAGTAGGAGCCATCCTCGCCTTTACCTACTCCCACACCGAAGCCGCGCCCACCGGCAGCAGCGGTCTTGACAGGAACCTCTCGTATCTCGCCCGTGACAGGATCGGGAATGCGTGCCGTGGTTTCACCAACAGAACCTCGTAGCGACATAAAGTCGGCAAAAGCGTTCGGGGCTACGAAAGCTACCGTGTGGGCAAGCTCCTTCATCTCAGGACTCATCTTCAGCTTGTCGGCCATATAGTCAGAGCCGTATCCCGCCGTCACGCCCGCAACATAACCGGCGATCATCTTGTAGGGGGCAGCAGCGACACCTGCCGCCATTAACGGCTGGCTGAGTCCCATTGCTCCGCCAATGACCTGCGTCCCGCCTTGCGCCGTCTGGTTCCAATTAACCTTTCCCTGCCCTGCTTTTGCTCTTTCCTGTCCTACCAGTTCATCTATCTCTTTTTCGCTCGCGTCCGGGTAAAGGCTTTGCAACCGTGCGTATTCATCTGTTCCGAGACTCTGTGCGATGTTTCCGAGTCCCTGATTTGCTTCCTTTACAGCCTGAATCGGATGCCAGTTGAACGCGCTATTTTGTCGTAAATAGTCCGTCACATCCCTTGCGGAAAGCCCCGCCTTGGCTAATGCGGAATACTCCAGCGACGCCTGCTGCTTGAGGTCATTGGGGAGGTCGGTTTGGTTTGGGTCAAGTTGTCCGAAGGACGGGTCATTCACGACTAAAGGGTTTGCCTTGATGAAGGCTGCCACGCGCGAGTCATGCTGCTGCTGCATCGCGTCCATGTTGGGTGGAGTCGGTTGCGCAAGCTCGTACACAGGGTTTGGCGCAACAGGAACGAATGGGGCCGGGTGGGCATCTTGCTCCATCTCGACGTAAGCGTTCGCCGGTGCCGGCCGCGCCGCTGGTTCCCAGCTTGGCCCCTTGAACTCGCTATTGAACTCTTCCTCCGCGGGGTTCGGGGTCTTGATGGTGGGCTTTGCAGTGACCAGTGGGCGCAGATTATGGTTGTTCACCGGGGGCGCGGTTTTCATCCCCAGCGGATCATGCAGCACATCGTTATTCTGATAAACGCTGTTCGTTGGTATTGGCGATTGGTCCGGCGTCGGCTGGAGATGCAGCGTCTGAGCTACGCCCGGAGCATCAGCCTGGAGCGTTTTTCCTACCGGCCCGTTGGCGACATACTGGCGCGCGCGTTCGTACCATGGCGCCGAGGGTGTCTTGTTCGCGTAGGGGTTTACCGGACCCTGCTGCTGGGGATGCTGGTCTACTTCTGACGAAGAAAACGATACCGGCTGCGAAGCGTTCTGCGCAGAACTCGGATCAACCTCCGCAGACGAAAAACTGACGGGCGCGGTTGCCATGTTTTGTGCCTCATTACTGGGTTTGGATTTTGCCCGTCTTCGGGTCGTATCCCTTAAAGATTGCCGGCTTGCCGTCAACAAGAATGTGAGCACCGGGCTTTAATTGGCTCGCTTTTGCTGCCGTAGCCTGTGGAGATGGTTGACGCTGGGCGGGAGCGGCAGGACGCTGGGCGTGTGCCGGCTGCGCTGGCTGCTGGGCGGCTGCCGGCGCTTGCACTTGCGGGTTCCGCGAGAAGCGGTCGGTAATCGTGTTGCCTTGCCTGTCGACCATGATGCCGGCCTTGCGCATGTAGGGGTTGGCGTTCAGATTAGTTCGGAAGCTTTCAATCCTGCTGTTGTACTCCGGTCCTGACATGAGAGCGTTGGTCGAGGTATTCATGTAGGAACCTTCCGGTATGACGTCCGAAGCCTGGTCGTGTCCTACCCTGGTCCATTGGTTCGCAAAATCTGCCTTGTCCTGCATACTCTTGGCGATCAGCGCATCGGGCGAATTGACCACGCTTCCGGCGGGAACCCTGGCCGAACCATCGGGGTTCTCGGCAATGTTGATGCTGGTATGGACGCTGGGAGTGACCTTGCCGCCAGAGGCGACAATGGCTTGCTGCTCGGGAGTGAGCTTGATTCCTCCGGCTTGCATCGCTCGGAGCGTAATCAAACCCTTCTTTGCTTGGTTCTCCGGGCTTTTCTCCCAGTTTGCGATCCACTTGTCAGGGGGCGGTCCTTTTACCGTCTTGCCATCCGCATTCGTGATGGTGCCACCCGCGTAGGGGTTGTTCGGATCATCAGGAGTGAAGCCCAATGGCGTGTTGTCTGTCTTGTTCGCCGTGGCGTTGAATTGATTCTCGTGGGCGTTGTACAAGCCCTCACGGATCTGGTCAGCGTAGGTGGTTTGCGCCAGGTTATTCCGCTGCCCGATCAGAGTATTGTTGCGGGCGGTCACCGCGTCCTGTCCCTGGTCGGCTTGCAGTTTTGCCTGTAGCGGGGCTTCTGCTTGCGCCCAGCGCCGCTGGGCGTTGGCCAGCGGAGCACCATTGACCTCTTCGGCCACCTTCATCCCCTGCTCGCCGCTTTTCGTCCCGAAGGCCACCATGCCGCCCGCCAGACCGGCACCCAACCGGCGCCAGACACTCGGCTTGGTGTTCTCCTTGGCCTCGGCCGCTTTCTGCGCGGTATAGGCGGCCATATCCGCGGAATGATCACCATATTGCTGGTACTGCTCGTAGTTGGGGGGAGAGAGCGGCTGGCTGGCATGGCTGTAATCGGTGGGTAGGCTGGTCGGCTTCATCGCCAGCAGACTCATATCCGTCATGCTGTCCTGCAAGGGCTGACCGCCCACGCCGTCACCTTTACTGGCATAATCGGTGGGCGCTTCCGCATCCTGCGCAGTTAGATAAGTCTGCGCACGCGGGTCCACTTGCCCCTGCGATTGGTCGGGAGCTACAACCTCGACGGGCGCAGGCGCGGCGTCAGGTGGCGCTTGCGGTTGATCTTCGTAGGCCAACCCGTACAGCGAGTCCGCAGGAGTGACTACAGGCGTCGCTTCTTCGTCTTCTCCATCAAATGAAGGACTTGGCATCCTAGCGGCCTCCCGCTGGCTTCTCGTACTTTTTGCGTGCAGCCATCAGTGCGCAGTCAAAGACGTGCTGCATGATTGCGCGCTCAATGCGATGCGTCTTGATGCGGACGGCGTACTGCTCTCCCCACCGCCCGTAAGCCGCATCGGCAATTCGGCCAAGCCACGTCTTTGGAAGGTCATCTCTGACCCACCTGCGCACCAGCACCGTGCGCGGGTCATCCCAGCCGCCGTACAGTTCCGCGGCAATCCAGCACTTGCCTGTGAAATATCCGCCAGCAGCAGTTCCTGCCGCCGTCATGCCGGCATCGATCATTCCATCGTTCGCCGCTGTCTGCGCGTCTGCGCCCTGCTGCGCCGTTTCGAGAGTGCTGTTCTGGCCACCGAGCGAAGTTGCGTAGACCCCGGCCTGGGAGTTGGCTCCAGCCAACTGGTCGCCCATCAGCTTGTCCTGCTGGTTCAGCCAGGTATCCTCGTTGGCCGTATCGCGGCCGGCGTTGTACTGCGTCAAGTCGCGCTGCCCTTGCCGGGCGCTGTCAGCTACCGTGTTGGCCACGGCCGCGCTGTTGGTTCCGGTGCGCGCTACCGTCTCGCCCAAGGCTTGCTTCTCTGCGTCGTTCGCCGAGTTCATGGCACCCGAGGTTTGAAGGTTTTGCTTGGTCAGGTAGTCTTTCGACTGAAAGGGATTGCCGGCAGAGAGCGCCGAGTTCACGTTGCTCAGATAGGTGCCAATGTCGCCGTTATACGAACCGAGAGCCGAAGATGCGTATCCTGCGTCTGTCGTCGCCGCGGCGTTCGCTACTTTGGCCTGGTCTCCTGCTGCGCTGCTCATCCTGGCAATCTCCCCCTAAAGCGGGTAGAGAGTACCACGAGAGAAATCCCTTACAGCCTGCGCATCCAGTGAGAAAACCGGGAGCCGATTTCCCAGAACCCCATCCGCTTCAGTTGGGGAAGCATCTTTCCCTTGATCTTGCGGGGAGCTACGATATTGGCATAGCGGAAGCCGATGCCTTTAAGCCAGTTCTGCAGGTCATCTTTGATCTCTTCCATCCCGGCATAGCCGCGCGCCGTGCAGTTGATCTTGAGGATTTCCGCCTTGGCTTCGATGTAGAGGCCGTCAACGATCTGGCCGGCCTCGTTCTCCGCCACCAGGCAGAGCAGCACGGGACGCGCGAACATATCCGGGAAGTCCTGCTTGAGCCCGAGAAACCGTTCCATGATTTTTCCAAGATGGCGGATGCGCGGCACATCTTCAGGCGTGGCCAGCCTCCAGGTCAGAGAGCCAGTCTTGCGCCGGTATCCCTTCCAGAAGCTCGCATCCAATGTTCTTCCCTCCCCGTCTAGTTTACGGTGACAGAGGCGCCGCCCACGATGAGACTGTTGACCGTGCTCGCCGCAGTAATGTAGTGCGGGCCCTGCGTGTCTGGGGCGGTGTAGACGCCGCCGGAAGTGATGGTGCCCACGGTGGAGTTACCACCCGCCACGCCGTCCACGGACCAAGTGACGGTTTGGGTGGGAGTTCCGCTGACGTAGGCGGTGAAGGTCAAAGTTCCATTCGTGTAGAGCACGGCCTGATTCGGGCTGATGGTAACCACGATGCCTGCGGTGCCAGAACTTACGGTCGAAGCATTGGCCCACGCAAAGGCAAACCAGTTCACAGCCCCGCTCCAACTGTTTCCCGAGCCATCCACATAGGTCAGTTGGGCCGTCGTCCCTGATATATCGCACTGAGAAACAGCGTGCAGTACGTTGTCTCCACTCCCACTGAACGAACCCGGTATCCCGATCGTCATCAATTGAGATTCTGAGAATCCAGGCGGCAGACTGAAGCTGGCCCCCGCGTTCAACAAGGAACCCGCACCGAAGGCGATCTTGTTTCCGTCGGACAGATTGATAACGAGGAACTCACCACCGGTGACGGATACCGGCGTGTGGCCCGGCGACCATGCCACCGCCAGCCACGTCGCGCCCCCCGTCCACACATTGTCGGCGCTCCCGTAGTCCGCATACGTCGCTGTCAGCGTCAGCCCAGTAAGACAGCACTGGTTGATGCCGTGCGCTCCATTGTCGCCGACATCGCTGTTCTGAATCGAGCAGATAGAGAGCATATTTGCAGCTTTGATCCAAGGGCACTCCGCAGGGGTGAATATCGTGTCGCCGCTGTATCCACATCCCGAGCCAACGGCAAATTGCGACCCTCCTGGCAGCGTGAACACGGCCCAAGTTCCTGCGGAGGATGAGTAGTCATTGCTGACGTCTGGGTAACCCGCGCTGGTGAGTGGGCTGGAATACACGGTGTTGTTCTCGCCTGTGGGGTCGTAGGCTATGGCGAACACATTAGCGATCCCGCTGTAGCGCGGAGGCGGATCTCCCCTTCCTCCATATTTCATTACGACATAAGGGGGATAATCAAGGGTTCCCGTGGCCCCCGTGCCTGTCGTGGGGGCTTGGAGTTGTACATCGCACTCATTGATGCAGTTTATTTGCCCTGGCTCAACTGCAAAGCCGTTAGGTCCAGCAATGGCCGCCATCCCCGAGGAGTACAGCCCTGTAGGCAGGCCGAACGCCTCTTGGTCGCTGAGGTATCCCTCTCCCACGCCCATGGTTTCTTTGCCGGGAAGGCTAAACACCGCCCAAACCGTGTTTCCTTCATCCTCTACGGTGACCTCTTCGATGCTAGAGCCCTGGCCGCCGTTCGTATTTTTCCAAGTGTTCCAGTTCACGCCGTCATAGCTTGAGCGGAACTGGAAATACCAGTTTCCGGTTCCGAGTCCTGTCAACGTCCAATAGATTTGCGTGGACCCGGTGTCGCCCCCGAACGTCTGCGTGTTGGAGTTCACGTTGAAGGCGCGGCTGGTCGAAACCCTGATCTGGTGATAAATCGGCGTTACCGGCTGAAGGGGGGTTGCCGAAGTCGCGTTTTTTGCGGCCTGGGCGGCTTGAAGGTTGCTCAGGGCTGATTTTCCACCGGGATTCACGAGTTGGACGATGTAGGAGCCATTCAGAAGGCTCACCGTGCCCGTGGCTTGCGCGGGGCGGCGCGCAGATGGATTGGGCTGCCCGGCGGTGGTGCCGGTGGCGGTGGTGCCAGTCACGGTCTGCTGCTGCACCGAGACCTGGCAGATCTGATTCAGGACTTCCAGCAAGCTGGCGGAGTCACCCTGCGAGGCGGCAAGTATCTTCTGCGGCGATATGGTTGGTCCTGCGGACATTATTTACCCCGGCAAACCAGGCCACGTCGGAATCACCATCAGGTCAGACCTGAAGATTTCCCACCATGAACCGGCCACTCCTCCATTATCCATGCCCACAGACCAGCGCTGAGAGTAAACGCCCTGCGCACTCATCGGCAGGTCCATGCGCGTCCGCTGGCCGGGCGTAAGTAGGTATGGGCTAAAAGGCCCGGTGAGCACATACGGGGTGTCATTGTCGTCGTAGGCGGTGACGTTCATCAGGCCGTTGCCGGTGGCCCACATCCTCGCGCCCACCAGCTTGTCGAAAGTCGAAGCGGGGTTTGTCCCCAGCACTCCAATCCAGTTCGAGAAGTAGCCGACCTGGTTCCCGTAGTAGTCCTCATCGTAGTATTGGCCATCCACCACGCTCTTGATCGAGCCGTCGGCCGCAAAGAAACACATCTGGTTCTCGACGTTGAGGGTAGACAACTGTACGGCGTTCCGTGACTTCTGCGGGATGTAGAGCGCATCGTTGAAAACAACGTCGTCCTGTGACCACTTGCGACCCTCGACATTCGGCACCAGAATCCCGCGCCGCTGGACGAACACTACTGGGTCTCCAGTCCCGAAGTAGTAGTTCATCACGAACCGCGCATTGCAGGTCGTCGATCCGTTGATCGGCGCCAGGATGTGAACCAGCCGGCGCTTGTGGTCGATCCTCACTGTGACCAGGTGGCCGTAGTCCCAATTGATTGTGTCCCATGCGTCCTGCTGCTCTCTGCTGATGAGGGTGGGGTGCTGACCAGCAAATAGGTACACGCCGCTGCGGTGAGCCCATATTGCGAACTCGGAATCATCCTGGCCGGCAATGTCGATCGCCTTGGCTCCCACTGGCCCGGTGCCTCCCCATGCCTGCCGCGGCTCCCACGTCGAAGGGTCACCGGCGTTGGCCAGCACTTCAAAGCCGGAGTTTTCCTTGAACGAATAGCCGATGCCGCGAATTTCCCGGTAGCACACGGTCCTGTCGCCGTCATTCTCCGAGACCTGGAAGTTGCCACCGGGGACGCGCACCGTCTCCGGGTCGGCAATATCCGAGAAGAGATGGCCGCTTTGATAGCCGACGGCGCCAGTGTAGACCACGCGCTGCAAGGTCTTCGCAAAGTAAACGTCCACCACCGGCGGAAGCTGAATCTTGTCGAAGAAGTTGGTCACATCCGAGGCGCCCGGCAGATAGGTGTCCGTGAAGTTGAAACTAGCCGTCGTGCTGGTATTGTCCTCAATCAGCGTCGCGGTGATGGCCACATTGGGCTGGTTGAATCCCGGCGTCTCCACATCGGCCTGTGAGATGTAAGTGAACGGCCCAGCCGCGCTGGCACCCGAAACCGTGGCGGCGACCACGCGCGCCTGGCAGTTGTAGGGTCCGATAGGCAGACGCAGGCATTGAATGGGCCAGCCTGACTGGGTGACGTTCACCGCAATGGGGGCAGAGTTTGAGAATCCTGTCTGGTACTGCGAGTTGGTCTGAAAGAAGGTGGTGAGGTAGCGGATGCCGGTGTCGACGTTGCCCACCGTAGCCGTGGTGGCCGCCGTGGAGGTCTGCGGCATTGCTTGCAGGGTAGGAAAGGCGGAGATGGTCACCTGTGCCCCTGCGGCCACTGGCGCGGCATTGACTAGGGCGTAGTAGCTGGGGTCGATGATGGCCGAGGCGTCGGCGGAAGAGGTCTCGTCGATGAAGGCATAGAGGTTGAGCGCGGTCGCGCCGAAGGTCGCCCCCAGCGTGCCCGAGGTCGCCAAGTAGGCTTGAATGGCCGGCAGAGTCACCGTCAGGTCTACTGCGCTGCCGGTGTTATTCACCCACGTCAGGACTTTCGTGGGGTCCAGCACACCCTGCACGTTTACCAGACGGTTGCTGCCTTCCCCGATGCTGTTGACCAGAGTGCAAGCCAGATGAACGGTGGCGCCGGCAATGATCGGCGAATTGGCGTCCAGCGTGGTCGTGGGGCTGAGTGGCGCCGTGGCGTCCGGCAGCCCCGAGATGAAAATGGGGGTGCATTCCTTCCAGCTTACGGTGTTGTCTGTGACCGTCCCGTTGTAGGTCGTGGGCCATGTCGGCTGCGCATTGGCCGCGCCGCTGGTTCCCGCCGTCACGCACTGGTAGAGGTAGCCGGTCTGGATTTCTACCCAAGTTCCCTGGCCGTTCGTCTGGCCGAAGGTCTGAAACTGCGATGGCGACACCACTTGTCCAGCGCGATAGTAAGTGCCCGGCTGCCACGGCGCGCCAAAGGGCAAGTCTGACGCAGGATACAGATTCCCATCTGAGGAGTTATAGACCAGCGGGGATTGAGAGGGAAGAAGCAGATTCGCCAGAGCAATAAACATCTGGTTGAATCCCTGGGCCATCACCGGATTGAGTCCTGCGAGCGCCGCGAACCCGGTATTCGAGAAGAACGCTGCATTGGTCAGTTGGACAAGCGCCGATTGGACGAACGGGGGGCAGGCGTAGATGTTGCCGTCGACCGAGCCATAAGCAAAGAGCAGGACGGTTTCGACGGCTTGCAGGTTGAGCGTTCCCGGCTGGGCCGCGAGGTAGCGCAGAAAGCCGCCGCCGGTGAGCGCGTTCCCCGCCGTGAGAGCGCCGGAGTTTGGAATTTGAATCTGTGTCGCGTGGCCGTACCGGGTGGCCGTAGATTGCGCGGTGTACCGCTGATTCCGCGCAATCCGGGCCATTCCGTAAGGGAGATTTACTTCATCGTCCCAAGAACAGCTAGAGCCGTAGCGGGGAATTGAAATCGCCTTTGCGCCTTCAAAGTTCAATGATCTCGACTCCCCGCCGTCCGGTTAGAACTTGCCCTTCGCGCCTTCAAACAGCAGCGTGAACACGTCGGCAAGAACAGCGGCAGGATACGCAGCCGCCGGAAGCTCGACCATTCCCGAAGTCCCCGGATTGATAGCAGGGTCGCCGGTCATCAGCAATGAGATCGAGCCAACATCGGCCGCGGTCGAGAAGGCTGCAGTTTGACCGTTGGCCTTGATGATGGCGTTGGTCGTGCCTGCGGCAATCACCGACAGCACATCGCCATTCACCGCCGCACCATTGGTGAGGCCGTTGACCAGAAACAACTGACCAGGAACCATCGACTGTGTAGCGGTGAGGGTGATGAGTCCAGCCGTACCCGCCGAGGATGCCGTCGCCAAAGAGTTGGAGACGTTGGTCATGTAGTCGGCCAGGATAGGAGCCGCGCCGTTGGTGACTAGCAGGGTCGCCGTCGCTGTGGTTTCCGCGCCGGTTGAGATCGCCGTTCCGGTCCAGACTGCCGTGAACTGCGTGGTGGAAGCGGAAGCGATTCTGACAATTACGCCATTCGCCACTGCACCGTTGATGAGGCCGTTCAGAACCACGAACTGCCCCAGCGTGAACGTGTTCGCGCAGGTCATAGTCAGCAGCGAAGTGGTCGCCAGTGAGTTCGTGATCGTCGCCGAAGTCCCGAGCTGCACCAAGTTGTTAGGTGTGGCGTAGACCACTTGGAAGTGGCCGGTCGTGTCAGCGCCGGAGGTAACGGCTGCCGCACTGCCCAGGTTGAAGGTAAACTGCGAAGTCGTTGCCGAAGCCACCTGAACGATGCAGCCATTCAGCGCGCCCAACTGAGTGAATCCGCTTAGGTAGACGAAGTTGCCGGCAGAGAGTGTGTTGGCGATCGTGATGGTGCCAACGTGAGCTACTACTGCACTCACGGTAGAGGCTGCGGAAAGAGCGCCCAGCGTCAACGGGATGCCGGCCGAGCAAGCCTCCGAGAAGACCTTGAGTCCCCAGTTGGTTAAGCCCGATCCCCTGATGAGCTTGGCCGAGTATCCTGCGGGCGCGGTGAGTACGCTGAAGTCGTCGATAACGCCGGGGAAGCAGACTCTCGCATCAAGTTGCGTTCCAACAGGATTCGTGAGCAAGGAGAGGTTGACCGTATCGCCACCCGGCACATACAGGCCGCTGGGCGTTGCGGTTATATAAAGTCGCTTGGAGCGAAGCTGATGCTTGACTGACAGTGCCGCGAGTGCGAGTGACATGGTGGTTTCCTCTTCTGCGGGACAGGATTCCCCGCTACAACGTGAAGAAGAGTACCACCCGCTCAAAATTCGGCTACATGAACTGCGAACCACCCGCCGAGATTTGCGTTGCGACGCCACGTTTCGTGCTTCTCGGGAAAATGTTCTTCGACTGCTGCTGCATGACAATCAGATTGCAGAAGTTCTGCTTATCCCGCGCCAGGTTCTTTTGGAGCCGCGCGCCCAGCTTCCCCATGCCGTTGTTGAGGTCGCAAACCAGCACAGAGGCCTGAAGCGCCAGCACGTTGCCGATCCCGCGCATGACAGGAGCCGCATCGTCGTACATATCCGACGCCAGGGCAAAGAATCCGATGCGCAAGGTGACGGCCGTGTAGCTGGGAGTCGTAAGAATTACGCCGCCCGTCCATCTGTACTGCTGGCAGCCCAAGTTCCCCACTGGAACATCGTCAAGTTTGTCAACAGCGGCCGATGGGCTGTAGGACGTGTCTGGCTGGCCCTGCAATTTCCAATCGAAGTATTTGGGACGCAAAAAGTATTGGAGGGGGCCGCCGGCCGCAAAGAAAGGGGTAAGGTCGTTGGGAGATGACGCGGCTGCGGGGATGCTGAAGATAGCCTCCGCCTGCTGCTGCTGGACCCCCACCCGCTCCAGCGTGATCTCCAGCGACTCGTTTTCCTGGTCGATATAAGGTCGGAGGTAGTCCGGCGTGAATCTCACGTTGGCGGGGTCGTCGAGCAACGCTCCGCACCGCTTGATAACTCCGCCCATCGTGAGAATTGCCATGACTACTCCTTGTGCTTCGTGTTCTTCGTGTTGACAGCCTCAGCCAACGCTTCCGCGTCCTGCTGGCGCTGCACAGCCTTGAACTCCTCATCGGAGCGCAGGATTTCCATAGCCGCCTCACTCAGCGGCTTGCGCATCCCGAGCTTCATGCGATTCGGCTTCTCGTCGATGGTCTCGGCCACGTACTTCGAAATGCCCATGTCGGCCACTTCCGCGCGCGTCAACCGTTCCAGTGCCGGATGGTCTTCAGCGATCGCGCCAATCTCGTAGGCCCGACGCGGGTTGATGATGTAGGGTCCAAAGGTTCCACCGCATCCGGGGTTACTGCAAGACGCCGCGTTCGGTTCGCAGGGCTTCTGGCACTGAGGGCAGTTCTCGATCTTCAGCGCGAGATCCCGCTCCTTCTCCAGCCCCTTCGGAAGTTCCTTGATGAAGCCAAGATGATGCAGCCGGCGCGCCGACGCTTTCTGGGGTTCGGTCCACGCCTTGTTCGCGCGGGTATTGTCCTCGCCGCGGCGAAGCTGCTCCTGCATCCATGTGATCGCCCGCTGCCGGGCGCGTTCCAGCGCCTCGCCGTAAGTCTGCCCCTCGTGGTGCGGCTCGCGGCTCTTCTTGCTCTTCCAGGCCTCATCCTCGATGTCCTGCGGGACTCCCTTGAAGGCGAAGACGCCCATCGGGTTGCAGCGCGGAAACTCCATAGCCAGCATGATCGGATGCCAGACGTGCGGGGTGAGCGGTGCATCCACACCCTTCCGTGCCGGCTCCAGGAAGGCGTTGTCGAAGACGTAGACCGTGTGGGAGTCGCTATCCTTCGGCGCCGGGATGTACGCCCTTCTGAGTGGATCAAGACAAGAATCGCTGCGCAGGGGAATGGGAAGAAAGTTGATGACGCAGGCCGTCTCCACGCCAATCGTCAACAGGCTCGTAGCCGTGTTCATAACCTCGCGGCTGTACTTCTCGTCGACAGGACGCCCCATCGCCTTGTGGTTGATCGTCGGGACTTCCACGATGTTCTGCCCGTAGGTTACGCGCTGTACTTCTCCCGTCAGCGCCCCCGATTGAAGTGCTGATGCGTCAGCGCGCTCCTGCGCCACATTCGGATTATCGTCTGCGATTGCTTCGTATGCCATGATCCATTATCTCCCTTGGTTTAGTTGCCGTAGTTGCTGGAGACGCCACAGCGTTCGGCGGCTTGCTGGCGTGCTCGGCCGCCCTCCAGGAAGGTTGACAGAAACGAGTTCATCACAACCATGTGTGCCTCGTGCTGGTCACGGTTCCACCGCTCTTCGCGCTCGCGGTCCTCTTCAATCGCCTCGAAGTCGCGCTTGCGAATGTAGGCACCGGCGCTCATTGCCAGTGTCTCATCCCGCATAAGATTCCACTGCTCGATGATGCGGTCGAGGAATGGTCCTGTCGGGGCTTGAGGATAGGGAAGGAAGCCGTACCCGGTCGTTGAGATGTACTGGCCTTGGTACGGGTATGGCCCGAGTTGACTCAATGTTGTGCCCGGCACGACGCGCGAGTTCCATTCACTCGGAGTCCCGAAGTAGGCCGGTGCCATCCAGCGTTCGAGCATCCAGCCAGGGGATGAGGCGAACTCTGGGTACTTGCACACGCGGCGGATTTCCAGCTTGTGACGTTCGCAGCGCGTGTTCGGCGCCGGTGCGGTTCCTGTTTCGTCGGCTACAAGGTTGCCGCGCTTGTCGATGGGAAGGTTCTCATCCCAATCCACCCACTCGCCGCCAGAGAGACGGAAGAGGAACGCTGTGTGGACCAGGCGATAGAGTGGGAAGCCCATAAAGCCGTCCCCGTGCCGCCGGCGAAGGTGTTCGTTCACGCCATGCGGCTCGGGGCCGTTGTAACTGTCGAGTTCATTGTGGGTGCGCATCAGGGATTTCTAGAATCCCCAGACGCAAACACTGCCCGGCTGCAAGGAGATAGTGTAGCTCGTGCTGCTCGACAATGCGTAAATCGAAAGCAGCGTTGGAGATGTGGCCGTGGGCGAAGTCGCCAGCATTATGTCGATGTCGTCCCGGTAGGTGGTGTTGGCCGTGCCGGCAGTCATGGTGCTTGAGATGGCCGTGGGTGTGGTTGCGGAAGTGATGAGGGTGGACAAATCGGCAAGGGTCGCGCCGTTCGCTCCAGTGTGGGCCGTGTTCAACACTTGCAGGGAGGAGGTCGTGTTGTTGGGCTGCGCGCCCAGCGTCAAGGTGCCGCTGGTATTGCTCGACTGCCAGTACAGCGTGCAGTGACCGGGGACAGTCAACCCAGGAGGGACAGGAGGCAACTGAATCGCAGCCGTGTACGAGGTCGTGGCATTACTGTAAATCGCATTGGCGGTCTGAATGCCGCTCTGCGAGCCGGAGGTATTGACTGCCGCACCGCCCAGGGTTGTGGATACCTCAAACGATGTGTTGCTGAGTCCTGTCGAGATCACGAAGTACGTGGTCCCCGCAGTCAGGCCAGTAGGCAGCGCCCCGCTTGTGTAGAACACAACCTCTTGACCCGCCGCGCAGTAGTTCGGGCCTGTAATCACCGCAGGACTGGCGATGGAGATTGTGACCGTCTCGGGGATGGGAGCGAGGCAACTGCTCAGATAGCTCCACGCGCCGGTCTGGAAAGACTCGGTGTTGTAGGGCTGGAACTCGTTGCCGTACTTATCCGTTCCACCCAATGAGCCGACGGCGGCCGGATTGAACGATTGCGCGATCACCACGGGGGTGAAGGCCAGAAGCATGAAGAGCATGACCAGCAGGGCCACGCTCTTGAAGGTGCATTTACTGCCGAAGATACGCATGAGTTTTACCTTTCCTTGTGGGGATCTTGCCTGTGTCTGTTTACCTGAAAAGGCAGAACCCTTTCGAGTTCTGCCGCTTCAGCGTTGATTAGTAGCCGGTCGGCTCAGGCAAGCCAGAAATGTAGGCTTGGGTTTTGGCGTTGTCGACAAAATACTGAACGGTGTCGACCATGAACGAACTGGTCACGGCGGTCGGCTGTCCGTTGGTGCCGACTTGGGTGAACATGGTCCGTCCGCCATCGTTGAACCAGAACGGTGCATCGCCCCACTTGATCTTTCCCCAGGTGTCGAGGTAGAGGAAGTCGATGCGGCTCAGGTTGGCGTGGATGTTTTTGACAAACGGGTTGCCGGCCGCCTTCATATCGCCCGTGGTGAGCAGATCAAAGCCGGTGCCGACGCTGCCATCGTTGCGCCAGAAGTTCGTGAGCGACAAGCCACTCTGCTCGTACACCGCCTGCTGGCTCTGGTGCATGTGCATCTTGAACTTGCCCGACTTGACAGCATCCTCGCCGATCGCCTGGATGATCTGATCCAGGCCGAGCCGGAAAAGGGGAGGCGTCAAGTTGGAGCCGCTGGCGGCAATGCCGTTCGACAGGATGAAGTTGTTCGCAGCCTGCGAGCGGTCGATGCCGATGGTGAGTCCCGTCTGGCTGTTGTTGTTCCAGTAGGGCAGCCCGTAGACGAACTGCGGAGCGCCCGAGATCAGGCCGCCGAAGCGGATGGTGCCGGAGCCGCCGCCGTAGAGGTTGTCCACGTAGACGTACTGAGAGCCGCCGAGGGTGGACTGAACCGCGCTGACATTGGACGTTCCCAGGTAGGTCAGTCCGTTGTAAATGTCGAGGTTCTGCCCCTTCTGGATGTTGCGCGCGCCGAAGTCAGCCGAACTCAGGGTGTAGTAGTTCGGGGTGCCAGCGGTCGCGGCGGTGATGGTCGCCAGATAGCCGGTTCCTTCACCAGCGCACAAACTGATGTCGCGCGCACGCTTCAGACTGGCAACGGTGTTGCGCATTTCCTTTTCGACGATGTTGGCGACAACCGACAGGTCGGTGCTGGCCGTGGTCAACTTCGCCAGTTCAGTCCAGCCGACAGGAACGCACCAGCTTAGGGGCTGCATGAAACCTTCCTGCCAATCCGAAGAGCCGGGGGCGGGGAAGTTCACAGCCAAGTCGAGCGAAACAGCCGAGATCACGGCCGGGATCGCATCCTGGAAGGTAACGCGATAGGTGTGCTGAGAAACTTTTGTTGCTTTGCCACTGGAGGAAATCAAAGCGTCCAGGACCGAATCTTTTTCGATGGTCAACTGGGGCTGATTCCAAACTCCCTCAATCATAAGCGCCGCAGCGCCCACACCTGCCTGTAATGCGGCCATTGTAATTCTCCTTATTCATCAAAGGGTTAGAACTTCGTCCTTTGAACGCAACGCGAATGTCTTAGGCGATTCGCCCGAGCTTGGCTTGAGCCGCGGCAACCATGATGGCCCGCGTGATCTCGCTTTCGTCCGGTGTCCTGCCGCCGTTCTGGGCCTTAAGAGATTCGGCCACCGCCGCGCGTTGCTGCGCAGAGTTGGTCTCGGTCCCAGCCTGAATCGGGACGACTGCTCTTCCGCCATTGACTTCGCTACGAGCACCCTCTGCCCGTGCGGCCTGTGCTGCCTGGCGCTCCCCGACCTTCTTGCCCACGGCGATGCCAGCCTCGGAAAGAATCGGTCTGGCGATCCTTACGAGGTTGTCCCGCGTGTACTCCCGCGCCAACGCAAGCTCACGCTCACGCCTCGCAGGACTCATGGGCTGTTGCTTGATTTCGCGCAACCGCTGGTGATAGGCGATTGCACGTCCCGGCTTCAGAGCATCCGAGAACGCTGCGGCGATCTTGTCCTCCACAGCCTTCCGTGTGAAGTCGTCGAGTCCTGTCGCTTTCGACAGCAGCTTCCCAACCTCGCCCTCGTACAGAGCGGCCTGCTCCGTCTTGAGCGCGTTGGTGTACTGCGTCGCCTGCTCCCTGGCCGACGATTCCCTCTCCTGCTTGATCCGGGATTCCTGCTGGTCGAGTTCGGCCTTACGAGCCGTCAGTGCGGGGTCTTGGTTTTGGTCTTGATCCGCGGTGGAGGGCCGCAATCCTACACTCTCCAGGACCAAATCAAGGGCCGCCTGTACGTTCTCGTCGCCGAGCGCTTCTACTTTGCTGATGATCTTGCTCGCGATTCCGCGATTTGTGATCTCCTCACACATCTTCCAAACGGAACCGTCCGTCTTGTAGCTCCCGTCGGCATTCTTGACGGGGTTCCCTTCTTCATCACGTGCCGCCGTTGCTTGGAGCATCGCTTTGAGAAAGCCTGTCGTCCCTTCGCCCAGGTTGCGGCGGATGCCGTCAAAGCTCTCGGTCAGGCCGGCATACTCGGTCGCCGTCTTGGTGATGACCTTGGCTTCCTCGGGGGAAGAGAACAATTCCTTGTACTGCGCGCCGACTTCGGCCAGCCGCGCATTCGCCATGATCTCGTTGCGGAGTTCGGCGGGAAGAGCCGCCTTCAGCGCTTCGCTGGCGTCCAGCTTCTCGGCCAGATCGCGGGCGCCGACAAAACCATCCTCTTCGAGCGAGTAGCCGTCGTCCGTGTCCTGCGCCTCACTGGCAGGGAGCACACCCTCGGCCTCGGCCTCGGCCCCGTCCACGTCCGTATCGGCGGCCGGTGTCTCCACTGCGGGTGTTGCAGGCGTCTCTGACGCGGGCTTCGGCGTTTCCACTCCGAGCTTTGCCTGGGCGGCGGCGACCATCGCAGCCTGAGTCGCTTCAGACGAAAGCGCCTGCGTGTTGGGATCGGGGGCAGCGGCCGGAGTAACGGGGGTGCTTACGGCAGGACTCGACACTGCCGGTGAAGATGAGGGCGTAGAGACAGATGCGGGCGCGGAAACGGGAGCTGGCGCGGCGGCGGCAGAGGGGGCGGCGGGAGATGCGATAGTAGTTTCCATCGCGCAGGAGAGTACCACGAGCGAAAATCTAGCCCGCTTGTGGCCCGGCTCCCGCGCCGTTCTGCTGGCCTTGATTCTGCTGTGCGGCCATCGTCAAAGCGGCTTGTGCCTGCTGCTCTTTGGCCATCTGAGCACTTACAGTGAGGTACGCCAGCACGTTCCCATAGCCCTTGGGATTGGTCTCCAACTGCTGCCAGTTCTTGCAGAGCCATTTCTTGGCGAGCAACTGGCACATCGCAGGATCGTCGACGTTGGGCTCGGGGATGATCGAAGGGATGACCACCGGCGGTCCCTGCGGGTTGGCCCGGTTCGGTGTCGTGATCGCGCCCTTCGGGTCTTGCGAGAGCCGGTGAAGGATGGTCTTGATCTTCGCGCGCTCGGCGTCGTTCGGTAGCTCGATCTCCGGCGGCAGCAGATACCGCGCCACGTCGGCGGCCACGTCAGGATCGGAGAGCATCGCCGACACGAACGGCATCTTCTGGTTCTCCGCCAACATCTGCATGATGCGCGACTGAATCTCGGCATAGGTGGCCGGGAAGCCCTCGTCGGTCTCGGGGAAGGTGAAGAAGTCGCCCGTAAGTTCGGCCTTGAGCATCCTGATCGTTTCCCAGGAGCCTTTGATCTCTCCCTCTTCGACGATCTTGATCTCTTCGTCCATGTTCTCGACTGAGCACTTGACGGAGAGCCGGGCGCGGTCAGCCTTCTCTGCGCGCATCTGGTTAATGTACTGCTTCAGCCGGCCGAGCGCGGTATTGAGCGCCTGCTCCTGGCCTTCAGCCGTCTGCACGTTCTTGTCGGAGCCGCCGAATACTTGCGGCATCACGCCACAGAGAAACTGCGCGCGCGTGGTCAGCGTGTCGGTGTATTTGTAAATCTCCGAGTCGATCTGAAAGGTCATCTGATGGAACAAGTTCGAGAGCGGCACGCGCTGGCCGGTCTCTTCGTCGGTCCTGCTGACCATCGTGATGTTTCCCGGCGTCAGAACTTTGTTGGTCAAGGCGTCGCCGTCGATGAAGTCGCCATCCGCCAGCATGGTTCCATAGGCCACGCGGTCCATGTAAGCGTCGATCCGGTTGACGTTGCCGGTCACGCGCTCCTGCACGTCGAGTACGACCTTGCCGGCGGCGTAAGGGTAGAGGCCCAAGCCCTTGACCGTGCCGCACCATGTCCACCGTTCCAGCAAAGACTCGTTCTGCGCGTCGAGGAAAGTATCTTGCCCGCACAGGACCAGCTTGCAGCCCTTCGGATACCGCTGCGCCAACTCCTTCGCCACTGCCTCGTCTTCGAGTTCGTTGAAGGCCTCCCGCGTGATCCAGCACCGCGAGTAAGCGACCAGCCCTTGCGTCGTTACGGGCCTGTTGTTCGACCCAGGAGTGGTCATCCCCTGGCGCCCCACGCTCGACATATCCCCCTCTGTGCTCGCGTCCGCCCCCATCTGCGACGTGATCTGCGTGTACATCGCAGGGTACGCAGAACGTATCTTGGCCGCTGAAATGTCTACCGTGTAATCAAGGATTTCCGTCTCGCACAACTTCATCGCGTCCGGGCTGGCATCGATCATCAGACCATTCACCACGTCGAACGCTGTCATCCCGTTGGCAACTTCGATTTCCCCCACCTTCACCGGAAGGTCAAGTTCCGGCCCCTCGAACCAGTCCTTCTGGTTCAATGCCGTGCCGCACTTCGGGCATTGCGGACTGGACTGGAACATCTGTGTCCTGTCGCCGGAGGTCATCGCGCCGCACTTCGGGCACATATACCCGTCGGGAATAATCTTCGTGGGACGCGTCTCGATCTGGTCCTGCATCGACGTTCCGGCGCGATTGGCGTCAACGATGTACCGGACGTAGGTAAAATAGCTTCCCGTCAGCCACAGGAAGAGCAGTTCCAACTGCTGCAGGGAGGCAATGTCGTTCTTGCGCTCATTGAACGCATGGATGGTGCTGCCCTTCTTGGCGATCTCCAGGTCTTCCTCATCCTGAGCGTCCACGGGCTGGTAGCGCACCTTGCCAAGATCTACCATCAGGGCCGCAATGAAGATCATGGCGAACGCCTGGTAGATGTTGTCGTTGTGCGCGTAGAGCTGCGGGTCGTCGCCTTGGCCCAGGAAGCCGGCCATCAGGGTGTTGATGCTGCTCAGGGCCGCGGATTGATCGTTCAGCAGGGCATAGGTGTTGCCGCGCAGCGCCTCGAAAGCACGCATGGCCTCGGAGACGTACAGCATCCTTTTGGGCTGGTAGCGGAGCTTGAATGTGCTGCGGAGTTCGATCAGTGCGGCCCGGCATTTGTCGTCAAGCAGTTTTTTTGCTTCCTGATCTTCTTCCGTTCCCAATTGCGGAGCATCTATTGTAGGGTCGTTGCTCTTCGCGGGGTTCGCTCCGGCGCCTTGCGCCTTAACCTGCTCCATCGCGCTGAGAGGCGCTGTCATCGTTGCCATTTTGTTAGACCCTCTCTGCGTTCGCAATCATTTCCCGGACGGCTGCCGGGACGTAGGCGCTGACTTCCTTGACAGGACTCTCCGCGCTTTCAGGCTGCTCCCCGGCAATTCCAACGACGCCGGACTGGAGAGCCGCTTCTGCCTTTTTGTCGCGCCGGGCCGCTCTGATCTTGATCTTGGCCGCGATCGTCCAGCGGGAGAGCGTGTCAGGACTCACGCGGCGGCCAAACTCCCGTGCCGCCAGCAATGCCATCTCTTCGGCGTCGTTCTCGTCCACGTTCGCCCAGTTGATTGGCTTCGAGTCCTGCTGCTGTGCCCGAGGGGACCGCACAATGGCCGGCTGGATCAGCGCGAAGCCCTCGGGCAGTTGCACGGTGACGGCGACGGGCTGTGCCAGCCGCTCGCGCAGGGCGTCATTCTGCGATCCCAGCCAGTCGATGATCGCGTCTTTGGCCGCGACGACCTCTGCGTGGTGCTCGCGGCTGATCCAGGGCCACGCCATGCTAGTTCCACTCCGTAACGTGAACTGAAGTCGCTGTCGCAGTGAGCGATTTGACGTTGCAGTAAGTCGTCGCCGGATTGTTGGAGCCGTTGTAGTTGGCCGGAACGCCGACAAGAGGGCCGCCTGATCCGCCAAGGGCGCCAGCCTTGTTGCCAATGACAATCGGCTCCCCGGTGGCCGGGTAATTGTCCACGCTGCCATTGGGCCAGGTGACCGTGAGCCCCTGCCAGTTGGCGCTTGGGCCATCTTCCTGGATCTCGACGTAGCGCGCAAACGTCATTGCGGTGAGCGCCACATTTGCGCCAGAAGAGGCGTTTACCGTCGTTGGAGTCTGCGTCAGGACACCCATTACTGACCTCCACCGAACATCGAGCCACGATCGGAGGGAGACGGTGTGGAAGGTTGCCCCGCGCCTTGGCCGCCGAACATCGAACTGTAGTCGCGTGTGGGCTGCTGCTGGCCGGACTCATCACCGTCAGGTTCGCCCGCGCCCTGCATGATGCTCTGGGCAGACTGCTGCGCCAAGGGGCCATGCTTGCCCGCCGCCGCGTCCAGCATGTGTTGATGAAGACGGACGGGGTGCATTTTGGCAATAGCTACGCGGTGCGGCTTGTGGGGATCGCTCTTATCGCCCCCAGCGGCATGAAGGGAAACCGCTACGGCCTGTTTGTCGGCGGTCTTCTTCCCGAACTTATCCTCGGTGTGCGCGAAAGTCTTCCCGCCATGAAATTCTCTGATGTTGTTGCCGACGTTCTCTTTACCGGGTAGCAAAGGCATGGAAGCCCTCCTTGATCGCTCGGAAGAGTACCACGGGCACAAAGAAAAGCCCCGCTGGTTTGTGGCCGGCGGGGTCATATCCTGCGAGGTAAGAGCAACTACCAGAGTCCGAGCGCTTTATTCCCCGCCTTGACGCCAAATTCGGCGAACGGGCCGACCTTGTGCCACCACGGGACCGGCGCGAAATACCGCCGCGTCAGATCATCGCTCACCCGCTGCGCGTCGCCGGTGATGGCATCGGCGTGGCTGGTGATCCCCGCCAGACTGTCGAGCGTGTCGCCGATGGCCTTGCGCTTCAGGAGTGTGTCCAAGTCGTCGCCGGAGCGCGTGTAGGACACGAGCAGCGGTTGTGCTGCCTGGATGGTACGTTTCCCCTCGTCGAGGGTGCCGGTGGCCGCCGTGAGCGTTCCCGTCGCCGCGTTGGCCGTTCCAGCGAGTGCACCGGACACAGTATGCACGTCCCCCGCTGCCCCATCCATCATCTTCGCCGTGGCCGAGATCAGGAGGCCTGTTTGCTTAACCTGCTCACCTGATGCCGTGGTGATTTTGCGGACGTCGTGAATAGCCTCGTCCAACTCACAGATGGGTCCATCAAGTAGGAGCTTGCCCTTCTCGTCCACTGAGGCGCAGGGACGGTTAACGATTGCCAGCGTGGCCGTAATGCCATCGGCCGCGGCGCCGACCTTTTTCCCGGCGTCGGCAATATGGTCGAAGGCGCGATAGGCCGCAAAACCAACCGCGCCAACGGCAAGAGTCACCGTCAGCACGAGAAGGATACAGGCGGATTGGATGGCGCGTATCATGCTAGTTTGGCGCGAACGAAGCAGTCTTTTGCCTCGAGCAACTTACGGAGTCCTGCGGATTTCTCCGGGCCGTCCGGCAGCAGAGCATCAAACTCGGATGCAATATCTCCAATCGGCTTGCTCACCTTCTGCAAATTCTCTGGGAGGTGAGCGTAGGAAAAATACTTCATGATCGGTGCTGTCATAAATCTCCTTGAAAAAGACGGCGCATGCCCGTTAAAGCACCAGCCGACAGTGGAAAACCTTTGCGCGGCTACATTGGTCAGTCCAGGCCGATGGTCCAGAACAGCCTAGAGCCGCGCAAACTATGTGAGAGGCTCTACGAGTTGCACGCAGCGGTTGGGGTTTCCAGCCCGTCCCTACACTCCAACCTCTCAAACTTTGGTGGGGACGCCCCTTAATGGTGAGCCCATTTGCGTCCCCTGCGCGCCGGTTGAGCCGACACGCAATCTTGGGTTAAAGCGTCTTCGCCAGTGCCGTGATCGTGGGCACGCTGGCAACCAGAGCCTCGACGGTGGTGATTACGTTCTCATCGAGTCCTGCGTCGGCCAGTTTAGCCCTGGCAGCCGCGCCGCCAGCGGTTAGCACCGCGGACAATTCGCCCAGCACGGCGTAACCCGCCTTCTCGATGGTCAAACCCAGCGGGCCATAGACGGGAATCTTGGCGGTAACGGCTTCGACGGTGGCCTCGGTGGCCTCGACCTTGGGGAGAACGGCCACTACGCGCTGAAAGGCGGTAGCGAAGAAATGTCCAACGCTCTTGAATGTAATCATCTGATGCGCCTCCTTGGGCGCGGGGTTACTGGGTTGAGGAGTTGTCGCCTTTGGCGCTGGCTCGGCCGGCAAAGGCTCCGAGTGCGCCGGAAACGAGGTTGCTGGCGATGGCGAGGACGGCGGTGCCGATGGCCACCGGGTCCGGGTGGAAAAGAACGGATAGTGCAAGAATCACCCCCAGGGCTGCGAGTGCGACGGCCCAAAACGGCTGCGGCATCATGCCGTCACCTCCAGCACGCGGTCGCTGGATGCCATGATGGATTCACGGATGGGGTGCGGCAGGATGATGCAGCCCTCCGAGGCGCTGTGATTGGCGGCGCGGTTGTCGCCGTGGATCATGAATCCGTCGCGCCCGAAGGTGTCGGTGCCGGAGCCGGGCAGCGGCGTCAGGTGCGCGACAATCGGCCCCTTCTCCGGGTCGTCAAAGAATGTGCCGATGCTGTACATCCCCTGCGGAATCGGCCCGACCTTGTGGACCTGCTGCATGGCTGGATTGTTCAGGCCTGCCCCGTTGCCGCTGTAGCCGATGCAAACGCTGCTGCCTGTCGGGTTGATAAACTTACCGCTCTTCTGCTCGTACTTCCACATTTGCATTACCTCGATCGCGTCATAAACCATTGCAAGAGAGCGCCACCGGCCAGCAGGAGAGCGCTACCCGACCACCTCAGAAAAGGGAGCAATATGCCGGAAGCACCCGCCTCCTTGGCGTGGACCTTCTCGATGACCACCACTCGCTCCGTCAAGTCCGACATATCCTTTCTCAGCACTGGAAGATGACCAGCCGTGAACTGATCTTCCGGTGCACCGAATAGCTGCACGCTCTGCACGGCCAGGCGCTCGGACATGTCCTTGAAAAGGTCAAGTATCCGGTCGAGTTTGGCCTGTACCGGGTCTTGCTGCTGCTGTTCGTAGTCGCCCACTTGTTGCTCTCCGTTCAATGAGATATTCAGCGGCTTAAAGCGTTCCCGCCAGCACGAATAGCGCGTCGATCTGCGCCGAGGTCTGGCCGATGGCCCGTTACTCTCCCGGCACGGGCACTGCGCCCACCAAGTTCACGGCAGCGCCAGTAGAATCAGTCAGCCCCGCCATAGCGCACAGCCCCGCCCAAATCTGCGCCAGCGGTTGTGCATCGGCTACTGGATACGACCACTGGAAGGTAGCCGCCGCGCCGTTGGCCTGCATCTCCGCCAAGCTGGGAAAGATGCGTCCTTGCACAATCGCAGTGCCGGAGAAATCGAAGATCACGCGGTCGATGTGGAGCACCGCTGTGGGTACAGGGATGCCTTCAAAGACGTAGCCGGAAAGCGTGTAATCAAGCTGCATGGTGTTCTCCTTGAAATTTCCATAGGTTGTAAGGGTCAAAGTCGAAGTCCAGGCTGGAGCGTATGAAACCAGGGAAGCCGTAAGATGGAGCAGTACAACCCGACGCGGGACAGAAAGCAGCCATCTCCGATGCCGCATGGGCACCTGCGGCATTGTTGAACACCCAAGTCGGCGTGACCGTTGAAGTGCTGCTTGGGATGTAATAGCCAGCGGCAGCAGGATTATATACAGCATTGGCTCCGCATATATTACCCAGGCTTGTGAAAGAAGTGGGCGTTGTGACGCTGGTGCAAAGTTCCGAAATGCTGTCCGCCCCTATCGCTGAAGATACAATTAGCTCACCCACTATGGATGGGGTGATGCTTCCTGGGGACACAGAGGTACTGCCAGAATCATTAAGTCCAACGCTCGTCCGGAGAACCCCACTTGTGGTCATAGTACCGGAAACAGCAAGCACGGTAATAGTGTTGTAGTGTTGCGAAGCACTGCTCGAAAAGGTGCAGGTAAAAGTCTGCGATGAACTCGTGGTGGGCGCATAGGCATAGGCCATGCGCGTATAGCCAACATTGCTACCTCCATAATCTGCGAGAAGGTTCCAGGAGTCGGCCGTTCCAGAGTTGGAGACTGAGGAAATAGTGTAAGCGCTGGTGCACGTTACGACGATCAGCGACGCCCCGGTTGTACTTATCGATCCTGAAACCACAGTAGTTGAGTTGGCGTTGGAATTAAAATAGTTGCTCACCAGCGCAATCGTCGCCGAAGCCTCAACAGGCGCCAGCAAAGCACAAAGCATCAAGCCAAGGACCAGTAGCTTCTTCATGTTAATTAGCCTCCGCCACGCCCGGCGTCTTGTGCGGCCAGGTCACCGTGACCATCTGGAGATTAGCTGTCGCGCTCGATCCACTGGCCGTATTGATCTGGAAGTTAATAATCTTCCCCGCCGCGCAGTTGGCCATCGTCGTGGAGTTGAGTTGCAAGGTCTGCACATACTGCGTATTGATGGTGGTGCCCGTGGTAGTGGTGCCGAAGGTCTGCACCGCTGGCCAGACGGTATCGTCTACCGTCGTGGAGCAAACCGCCGCGACCGTGAAAATGATGCTCTGTGAGCCGGTAGCCGTCGCCTGGGTGTAATTCAGCCGCACATAAGGCCCGTTGGCTGAGTCCCAATCCCCTGGCACCTCGTCCTGCCATTGTGCGCTCTCTGATGCGGTGAATTGCAGATAACCAGCCTGCACATAAGTGCCTGTTCGGCAGACTGCCGTGGGCGCGGCCGACGTGGGCAGGCTCATGCCGTTGCCCGCTGTGGCGTTGTTGCAGTTCGCAGGGGCAAATTTCACAGGAAGCCACAGATCAGAGAATCCCGGCGCGCCTGTGCCACCTGACACAGCGGCTTGGCCAGCGGTCCCGGCAACCCCGATGGCAACGGCTGATGACGTGGAGTAGGCAAGGCCACCCGCAGCAGCAGTCAAGGCTGCGCCGGCGCCTCCATTAGCCATAGGCAGCGTTCCACTAACGCCTGTCGCGAGCGGCAAGCCGGTGGCGTTGGTGAGTGTCAGGCTTGATGGGGTTCCACCGGCTCCCCCCGGCGCGACATAGTCCGTGCCGGCGACGCCGACGGTTGGCACTCCCGTGCCAGTGGTGTTTTTGAGCATCCCGGTGGCCAGGCCGCTGAGCGTAACACCATTGATCTGAGTCGAGTTGGCGTTGCCGAGCTGGCCTTCAAGTTGCCAATAAGTACCGTCGTAGGTGGCGCTGATCCAGTGCGCGGCCAGCAGATCATTGGCGATGAGCGCGCCGCTGCCGCCCCACTTTTTGATGGTCGCTGCCGCCTGACTGTTGACCGCTAGGGTCGCCGAGCCAGTGTTGGCCACGTCGGCCCGGAACTGGATGTGATCGCCGTTGCCTGGCACAAAGGTGGGGGATGTAGTGCAGGTATAAGCCGTGCCAGAGCCGCTCGCCGCGATGCAGTTGGCCGGGGTGCTCTCGTTGTGCGAGGTAGCGGCAACCGGCCCTGCGCTGGTTGACCAGTAGCCCAAGCCGTTGAAGGGAGTCGCCCCGGTTATTCCGGTCGAGTTGTAATAGGCTGGCCCGTAGACTGTACCGCTGGCGATTGTCACAGGGGAACATATCAGCGCACCGGAACTGTTGGTAGCCAGCAGGCTGCATGAATTGGCGATCGCCGCTCCACCAAAGATGTTCGTCCATGCGCCGGCGGCCGTTTGCGCCCCCGTCCCACCCAAGACTAATGGAAATCCCGTGCACGTTCCGCTCTGGAAGGAGACACAATTCAAGATATTCAGGTTAGTGAACTGCCCGTCGTAACTGACCGGAGGCGTCGAGCTGCAGGTCACTGGCTGCTGGGTGTTGAGATACCAGGAGCCTTGCGTCGAAGTGATCTGGTAGCACTGCGGAGTGCCGCTAGGGACACCGTTCACTATGGCCACTTCGCTGTACTGACTGAATCCCGTGGCGCCGCCGCAGTCGATAACATCGTTTGCCCAGATGGTCGAGTTAATGAGTCCTGCGGAGTTGGCCTGAATTTTGAGTGTCTGCTGGACGATTCCGTAGTAGCCAGGGATGGTGACAGGACTAGGGCAATTCTGAAGCTGAATGAGGATGCCGGCATAGGGCTGCGGACTTCCAGAGATTGATCCCAGGTTCCCGGTGATCGGCAGCGGTGTCGGCGTGGATGCAAGAGCCTGAATAGCTCCTGAGAGCCCCAAAAGAACGATAAGAAAGCGGATTATCCGATACATGAACGAGCACCCCTTTTGGCGGGTAGAGAGTACCATGCAGATTATTTTGCGTGGCCAAGGTGAAATTGAGGTTTTTCAGGCGTGGAGCAGAACTCACATGGGCCGTAGGCGTTCAGAAGTCCCCAATCACCCCGTGGCACATCTTTTCTGAGTTGCAGCTTCCCTTCGTGCATGGCTTTCGCAAAGGCTTCTGCGGCGTTCATCGAGGGGAACTTCTCTTTGCCGGCGCAGGACCGTTCCCAACAAGCCCTGGCGCTCTCTGAAAGGTTCTCGATCTCGACCACGAGTCCCCCATTTCAAAACGTGTGTCCGCGCTTCCGCGACGGGGCTTTCGCTGACACGATCATGGAATTGTCTTTGGCCTGCGGGAGGCGTGGCTTGCTCACTTGGGGTACGCTCTGCACCGTCATTCCCTTGATCTGGGCTTCAAATTGAATCCACGAACGGCACTCAGGGCACATGATCGGATTGCGCACGGGGTCCACAGGGTCTTTCGTCCGAGCCGTGTACTTCCCGTGGACGGGGCACTTCCATCTGGAGAGGTAGTAGGGCTGTAGGCGGGGGTCCATGCGCTAGACGGCCTGCGTGCTTCTCTTGAGGAGACGGAGGACTTGCTCGATCTGCTCGATAGTAAACTGCGCCAATGAAGGCGCGCCGTCGACGCCGATCACCAATACATTCTTGTTTATACCCTCGAACGGGAATCCTGCCATAGTCAGAGCCAGAGCATCCATGTCGATCTGCGTCTGGTCGATCAGGATCAGCGTGGGCCCGTCGATTTTGATGGCCCTGATGGTCTTGGCTGCTTCGTCAGCTTTCATGCGTCCTCCGTGTGGTGGCAGATCGGGCAGTCCAGCAACAGGTGCTTGCAACGGCCAGGAACGACAACGGCTTTCACTGCGTACCGTATGCGCAGTTGGTCGTCGCTGAGATCGTCGTCTGGTGTCGACACCGGCGCCGCTTTCTGTTCTTTCAGCCAGTCCCGGTCCCAGTTGGGCGACTTGCACATCCCGCAGCGCAGCGGTTTTCCTTTGGCGCCAAGGGCGCGCTGGGCCGCGTCGTAGGCTCTTGGGTCTTTGCGCGCCGCCTTCTCGCGCGGAAACCATGTGTTTCCGCAAACGTCGCAGAGAGGGAGTTCAATAGGTTCTGTTAAAGCCACATTCAGAGAATACACCTAGAGTGCCAACTGTATCTATCAGATTCTAAAATTAGAGTCCTGCCAAAACTGAGAACCCCCGGCTGGTTGGCCGAGGGTGTTCCACGTGGAACCTTTGTTTTCTAAATGATGAGTCGCGGGGGACGGGTCTAGCTGCTGAGGCAAAGAGCCGATAGGAGGGAGTTGCGCCACCTCTCCCCCGCTGAAATTATTGTATCAGTCAACCGGTTCTGTGTGCTATTCTTTTCTCGCTGAGGTGAAGTGCTCCATGAAACAGCCCCCGACAATTCGGCCCGCTCTTCTTGAAGCGCAGTTCTGCGTCTCGGCACGAGTGACAGAGTAGAGCGCAAATGGCTTTGAAGCGTCCGCAGGCAATGGCTGTACCGGCCAAAATCTGTTGACGGGGACTTGGGCCGCGTGTTCCGACGGGTGACCGTCGCCAGGTGGACAGCACTTGGACCTGATAAACGGCTAGCTGCCGCAGGACGATCCGGCGTGGAAAACAGGACTTTTCGGAGTCCTGCCGACATAGCGCAAACAATCTGAATCTTGAATTTAGCCGATTTGAGCCAAAGTCCTAAGTGTGTTTGATTGATTTTATGAAATTCACGAAAAGCGAAAAACTCCGATAGGGATGGTTGGAAATGCTTGCAGATTCAGTCTTTACCCAGCAAAACGGCGACGTGACAAAAGCCTATTACGCCAAAATGAACACCTTCGGACTCAAAGGACAGCTTGCGGTTGCTCTCTTCCGCTCTCAGAAGCGTTCAATGGCCGCCAAGAAGTACCGCGGCAGGAGGTTCACTCGTGACGCCTACGAGGTAAAAAACTGGTCTTTGAGCGAGGTATGCCGGATTTTGAACGCGATGGCGGCTTTCGAGTCGGCGCCGACATGGGGATGGAAGCGAGATCCGAAGACAAAGGGATTTGAATGGGTTCTTTACGTCGAGTTGCCGACAGGCCAGTGCTCATTTCACTCACCAGAGCGACTTGCCGGCCCCGATTTCCCAGGTGGATGGGATGGCATGGGTCAGAGCAGAGATAGGATTTGCGCCTTCTGCGACTCGGTTTGGGAGCCTTCCTATTCAGGCGAAAGGCTTCCGATGGAGGAAATGCGTGCGCTGCCGACAGGGGCCAGTCTGACCGCTTCCTGACCCCGGCAGGCCGTCTACCCCACCCCAGAAGCTACTCGGAGGCCGGGAAGGGCGCAGCGGAACGTTCCAGGCCAGCCAGCGTTCCGCTATTGACCTGCCAGTACGCCATCAGGCCGCCATCGGGACATAAAACGTATCCGCGAGGTCGGCCGACGCGAATCCACTCCAAGTACCGAAGGCTCCGCAGAAACCGCATCGTGTGCTTCATGGCCGCCCACCTCCACGAATTTTTTCAGCAATCGGGCTCAGTTCCACCCTAAGCAGCCTCATTTATGCGCCGCCTCTCGCGCCCGGTTCAACGCCGCCCGACCATTCGCCGTAATCTTCCGCGTCATCTCCCGCTCTAACCACCCCACTCCCCCTCCATCAAACTTGTACGTCCCCGCATACGGCGTCAGATGCGCGTCCATCATCTCCCCCAACTTATCCGCGTCCACTTCCCCCTTCAACCCCAGCCGACGCGTCACCTCTGCCTTCAGTTCGTCCTTCGTCATCGTGAAACCCTCCTCACACCCCGTGGCGCATGACTCGCATACCGACACGGACGAACTGGGCACTCGACCGTTATAGGCGCCAAAGTGTTCGGATTACCAACTACTCCTATCAGGTGCGGCCTGAATTTCTCCAGCGATGCCGCAAGCGCCTCGCCGTCGATCATCGTCGCGTCGTACAGGTAATGCGTCACTGCCTTCTTCCGAGCCCATCTCACCACGTCCGTCATCGCCTCTTCACCTCGTCTCCCAATTTTACAGGTCTACTTTTTTTCATTTTTTTTGGTGAGAAAATACACGTTTGCATACACGGTATCGGTCGTCGGCGAAGGCGGCGTCGCGGCAGATCGTCTTTTTGTGGACGGCTTTTGGAGGGTCGAGCGGAGGGTGGCCGGCTGGGATGGTTCCCTGTCCAGGTCGATCGCATCCGATTGAGGCTGGTGGATGGTCAGGATCGGGAGGGTATCCCTCCATTGGTGGCTCAGAATCCAGATCGAAGGCGTCAGATTGGGGTACACCCCAGCCGTTCATCGTGTCCTGACACTATATCTGTCAGATTGGAGTCGATAATCGGCAACATTGACACATCGCGGCCATCGTCTTAGAGCTATATCTGACACTGTGCACCTAGCGCGGCCAGTTCTGGGAGCATTCAGGGCAGCGCTGGTGCTGCGGTCCCCAATCAAGCAGTTTGGTGTCGCATTTTGGGCAGGAGACGCGCTGTGGCCGGGCCAGCGGGGCGGCGGCGGGCATTGCAGTGGTGGCGGCGGCCGTCGGCGCGGCCTTGTTCCATTGGCGAGAGCGGCAGGTTCTGACTGGACAGGTCTCAGGCGTCACTACGCCGTCCGTTTTGAGCCATTCGTGACCGCACACATCGCAATGCCAGACCGCTTTCCAGATTGTGCTCATGTGTACATGGTACACAGGCCGATTTCGCCAATACCGGCGTTCAACCGTCCCTTTTGGCCTCAAAACAGCCTCTAGGAGCCCCGTGGCGCGTCCGCTGGACCCTCCGACGTATCCCAGCACCCCGGTTTTCGATTTCACGAGGGCCACTCAAATACATCATATATATGGTGGTTACGAGCACGTTTCGGGAACTAATCGAGTTCCTTTGACGCCTTATTGCGCGTGTATCGCGTGCTCCGCCGGTCCTGCCCAATTACCGATTTGGAGAGTAAAACCTTTTCAAACGGCTGCATCGACACAGTTTGAGGGGTCGCGCACGCGTTCACTTCATGCTGCGGCTGGATATTTCCAGGTGTTGGGCTATGCGGTTCATCCTGTTGCGATTGCTGGCCATGAGAGAGATTCAGGAGGCGATTGAGGACGGGCCAATTACGTCGGAGATGCCATGTAACACCCCATTGAGCGCGTTTTCGGCCGGTGAGGGAGTAGGGCTTGAGCTTGCCGTGGAGCGAGTGGGCGGGATTGAGAAACTCGCGTCCAGTGCGTGCCGCTGCGCTTCGCTCCGCTTCTGTGCCCCACCAGGTGGCGAGTATGGAGAGGGTTACCAGGAGAGTCCTGCGGGAGATCTGCAAATCGCGCGAGATGCGGTCGAGTAGAAGGGTCACCGGGGCGCTAGATGGCCGTCCTTGAGCGTCCTGCGGACGGGGAAAATAGGTTTCGAGATAGCTCACGATGATCGCAGCCTGGCACGAGCGCAACTCCCTCTTCAAGTTGGGACAGTAATCGAGTCGATCAAAGGAGGACAGCTCCGACGGCATTTCGGTGGGTCTGGTGGGGGTATATCGCTCTCCGTCTGGTCTGCTATCTGCAACCAATGCCATGCACTTACCTCGAAAGTGAAAAATAGTTGAAGATTATTCACTTTTCTTCTTGCAATCCGATCACTTTAGGTGCATTGTATCAGTTGTAAGTTTGAAAGCGACATTTGAAAGGGGCTATCAATGATCGGATACGAACAGCAGAAGGCAATGGTTATGGACGCGATGAAGCAGTTTCCGGCAGAGTTCGGCCTAAAAGCTTTCCCCGGCGAGAAGTTCCGGGTGAGTCTGCGGACCTCCTACGTCAACGATTCCGGCGTGGTCATGCTCTACACCGAGCGGTTAGTCGGCGACAAGTGGTTGGATTTCGCCAAGGGCACAGTCACCGAACTGACAGCCAATATGGTCGTGGCAGCCGCCGATCACGGCCAATGCGTAAGCGATGAGGAACTCGCCGAGGAAGCAGAAGAGCACCCAACAACAGATTTGCAGACTTACCCCTTCTCCCTCTTCGACGACGACGATGACACCATCACAAGCTGCCATGGCCACTACGAAACGCTCCATGAGGCACGCGGCGCAGCCACCTTCGACAATCTGAACGCTTGGACCATCTACCACAAGGACGAGATCGTGGCCAGTTACGACCCGAAGGAGTAGAGTCCTGCCGCTGGCCGGAAGCGTTACCGGCCACACAGTAAGGGCCCACAGCGCGCAAGCGTGGCAAGCGGGCAGAAAGGGAACCATGAGACGGAACAGCGCACCCTACTGGATCACGACGAAGTTCGGCGGCAAGTGTGGCCGCTGCGGCCTGGGCATCAAGAAAGGCGAGGACGCCCTTTACTTCCCGGCAGATAAGCGGCTGCTTTGCGCACGCGACTGCTGCGGCAAGCAGCAGCAGCGCGACATGGACGCCGAGCGGTTCGATGAGTCCGTCTACCACGGAGCAGCCTAGCCTAGCGCCCGCCAGTGGGCCTAAACGCTGCCAGGAAAACAGGATGGAAACCAACCTCCACGAGATCGACTCCACGCGCAGCGCCAACGAATACCCGTTTTCGCGCATCCTGCTGGAACCACGGAAGATGCACCTGAACTACACCACCATCGCAGCGCTCATCATGGCCGCCATCTGGCTGGTCGGATGGGCTATCCGCTAGCCGTCACACAGACTATTACCGGGAGGAAACAATGAAAATCTGGCTCACATCTATCAGCGGAAAGCCGTTTGAATTCCACGAAAAAGAGCGCGCACGGCTCGTCAGGATGCTGAGGCACGTCCTGTGTAGAGGGGCCGCATCTAGCCGTAACGCGCACGACGAGCTTTACGCGTACGACCTGATCGCCACGTCCAGCCCGCGGCCTGACCATCCCGACGCCGGCTGCCGCCGCTACAACCATCAAGGGCTGACTGAACACGGCTCACAGCTTCTCGCTGACCTTTCAGCCCCCGGCAAACTGGTAGACGTGAAAGCAGTCTTGGACGCCAAGTTTTCCGAGTATGCCGCCTGA